CCCCTCACAAGGGACCCGCGCGAAGCGCGGGGTCCATCCGGGGCTACCTGTGCAGTACCGATGTCAACTGTTCGGCGTTACGTGCGATAACTGGAACTTCAACTCGTCGAACCCGTGCCTCTACGTTGGTGGCAACTACAACCAGAACACCAACCACGGCTTGTTCTACGTCAACTACAACAGCGTGTCGAACTCGAACACGAACATCGGCTGCCGCACCCTTTTATGTGTCTTGCTGACAAACCTCCGAACCACGGCACAGGTAGTCGCGCACCTCTCGGTGAAGATAAGCAGTTCAGGGAGCGGGTTAGTACACCTCGAAAGAGGCGTTGGAAAGCTCGTACAGCTAAAAGGAGGATACCAGCCCCTGTGAAAAGAGCAAAGAACCTATTTGAACCTTTAATCTCAGATGAGAATTTATCAAGAGCCATTGACGAAGTAAACCGCACACATCATTGGCGTACCCACCACCGCCCGAATAAATGCACCGCTTGGGTGGAGGAAACCAAAGAGGAGCGCATCAAGGAGTTGCGGCAAATCATCCTCGACGGCTTTGAGCAGAAGCCGCCTCACATGACCCGCAGATGGGACGCAAGCGCCCAGAAGTGGAGAACGGTGAGCGAACCCGCGCAGTGGCCCGACCAGTACGTCCACCACGCGCTTATCCAGATTTTGCAGCCAATCTTCATGCGGGGCATGGACCACTACTGCTGCGGCAGTATCAGGGACAGAGGCCCGCACCAAGCACGGGCGGCAATCGAAAGCTGGATGAACCACGACCTGAAAGGCACTCGGTACGAGCTGTGTGGAGATGTGCGTCATTTCTACGACAGCCTGAAACCGGAGGTTGTGATGGACCGTATGCGCCGCCTGATTAAAGACCGGCGTGTCCTCGACCTGATTTGGCGCATTGTGAAAGATGGCGTCCGTATTGGCTCCTATACCTCGCAGTGGTTTGCGAACACCGTTTTGCAGCCGCTGGACCAGATGATCCGTGACAGCGGGCTGTGCGCCCACTATGTCCGGTATATGGACAATCTCACAGTGTTAGGCCCGAATAAGCGAAAGCTGAAAAAGCTCCGGTTCCTTATTGAGAAGTGGCTGACAGAGCATCAGCTTAAACTGAAAGGCGACTGGCAGATATTCCCGATTGCCCGAGTAAACCCGAAGACGCCGCTGGAACCACCGAGGCTCGGATTTGCGAGGCAAAAGAGCCGTCTGCCAAACGCCGTAGGGTATCGGTACGGTCGGGGCTTCACAATTCCGCGCAAGCATAATCTCCTGCGCATCAAACGAGCGATCGCCCGATACCGCAAGAGAAAGAAACAGGGCAAGCGCATTATGGCAGGAGCGGCTGCGAGCCTGATTTCAAGGCTTGGACAGCTGAAACACTGCAATAACTACAACCTTTACCGGTTTCTGTATAAAGGCGAACGCCTTGTACGTGACCTGAAAAGAATCATCCGTCAAAAGCAGCGAAAGGAGGAACTGACGTGGAGTATGTATTTGGAACGCAGGAAGACATCGAAGTCCTCAAGACAAAGGGAAGTGAGCATTCCGACTTGACCGGGTTTCACCAGATTGAGCGGAGCTATCCCGACCAGACCGTGACAGACTGTTTCCGTGTGGTACGCAAGCTGGACAGCTTGGAGGACGGCGAGGGGAACTGCTACGACTGGTACGAGATTGACCGGCATTATCGGCTTACCGACAAGACCGGCCCCGTCGTCCAGCAGCTTGTGGAAAGCACTGCTGCGTTGGAAGACGCCATGTGCGAGCAGGACGAGCTTGCCGGCGCACGGATGGGCGAAATCGAAGACGCCATGTGCGAGCAGGACGACGCAAACGATGTGCGTATCAGCGCCGTTGAAGACGCTATATGTGAAATTGATGCTATTATCAGTACAATTAGTGAGGGAGGTACTATCAATGAACAAAATTTGGGCTAACAGACTGATTGCAGGTACACAGGTTTGGGATTCCGTTCCCGATTACCGCCGCAGCGGCGTGAAGACCGAGCTGGCGTCCCGCGTGGAGGACGGCAAGATTACCGCTGAAAAGTACAAGGAGATCACCGGAGAGGAGTACGCGGCAAAGACCGCCGCGCCGAGTGAGCAGTTGTGAGAAAAGTTGGATTAGTCGTTGCCGTAGAGGATGACGCTCTACGGCAACGGTTTGGAGAGGGCCATCCCACGAAAGATAAGATGGGCGTAATCCTCTACCAGACAAAGAATTGCCAGCTCTACGCCGTTCGGTGTGGAGCTGGCGAAATTTATGCGGCGGCAGCGACGCAGTACCTCATCGACAAGTACAAGGTGGCAGCGGTCCTCAATTATGGCGTTGTGGGTGGCTGTACCGATGCCTTGCACCCCGGCGAGGTATGCGTCGTGGTAAAGGTGGTGCATTATCAGTACGACCTGTTTGCTGTTGATAACGTGCCGGCTGGCCGCTATTTGGAATACCCTGACCGGCTGCTGCCGGTGAGCACTGCTTTCACGGATTTGGCCTCCCCCGAACTCCATCGGGTGGTTTGCGCATCCGGTGACAAGTTTGTGGGAGACGCCGCAGAGAAGCTATGGCTGCACAATGAGTTCGGAGCCGACATCTGCGACATGGAATCCGCAGCCATTCTGCTAACCTGCGACCGAAATCGTGTCCCGTGCCTCATTATCAAGGCCGTGGCAGACAGCCTTTCGGGAGGGGCGGCAGAGTACTGGCGGGAGAAAAACCAGACGGCGAAAAGCTGTCTGGACTACGCCGTCGAGGTAATTGACGGGTTGTAATCGCAGAGGAGGGATTGACATGAACGAAATTGTGCTCTGCCTGTTAAGTGGCGGCGTTGCGGCTGCCGCGATGAAGACCCTTGATGGGGTTATCATGTGGCATCTTAACCGCAAGGCCGCCAAAGAGGACAGGGACGCCGATAAGCAGGCTGCCGATGAGCAGCAGGAAAAGGACACAACCAAGCGGCTCCAAGATGACCTTGCATCGCTGCGGGTCGGTGAACGTGTGATACTGCATGACTGCATTAAATATCTGGGCAGACGATTCATTCGGGATGGCGAAATCGACTTCGACGACCGCCAAGACCTGATTGATATGCACGGCGTTTATCATAACGCGCTTGGCGGGAATGGGAATCTGGACAAGCTCATGGAGGAAGTCATGGAGCTGCCTGTGAAGTAAAAGGAGGAGGAATGCCGTGGTAATTGTTCTTACTGCGGTAGCGTCCGTTTTTCTCGGTGTCTTAGGCTCTCTCTTGCTGATTCGCTTGAGCAGCGGAAAGAGCCGCAAGACGAAGAAGCAGAAAGCGGAGACTACCAAAAAGGTAATCTGGGTCTGCCTGATAAACGGGTTTGCGTGGGTGTGGTGCAGCTATATCCTTGCCTACCTCGACAAGATGCAGATTGCCGAGAGCCTGTCCCAAGTGGCAGTTACGGAGATTATCGGTGTGGTGCTTGCCTACTGTATAAAATCCGCTGTCGAAAACCTGAGTAAAAATAACCGGTGGCCGGACAGGGACAGGCCCTCTGACGAACACACAAACTCCGGGACCGGTTGAAAGGAGTAAAGCATGAGCACGAATGAGGAGAGGATCTGGAACTACCTCATCGGGAAAGGGCTGAGCAAAGCCGGCGCCGCAGGGCTGATGGGAAACCTGTTCGCAGAAAGCGGGCTTTCCCCGAAGAACCTGCAAAACACCTACGAGAAGAAGCTGGGCTTTACGGATGACAGCTATACCGCCGCTGTGGACAGCGGTTCGTATCAGAACTTCGTCCGTGACAGCGCAGGATATGGCCTCGCACAGTGGACGTTTTGGAGCAGAAAACAGAATATGCTTGACTTCGCACGAGCCGCAGGAAAGTCCATTGGAGACTTGGAAATGCAGCTCGATTTTCTTTTTCAGGAGCTGTCAGGCAGCTACAAGCAGGTTCTGTCCACGCTGAAAACCGCCACCACTGTGCGGGCTGCCAGTGACAGCGTTCTTCTCAACTTCGAGCGCCCCGCAGACCAGAGCGAGGCGGTAAAGGTGAAAAGAGCCAGCTATGGGCAGACCTACTTTGACAGGTATGCCGCAGCAGCAAAGCCCGGAAATGGAGGAAATCTTATGGGAAACAGCCCACTTGTAAACTACACAAAACTCAGCCCGAACCACTCGGGCAAGCGCACCCACGCCATTGATCGCATCACCCCGCATTGTGTGGTGGGCCAGTGCTCCGTTGAGACGCTGGGCGATATCTTTGCCCCTACGTCCCGTCAGGCGTCCTGCAATTACGGCATCGGCCCTGACGGGCGGGTGCTCCTGTGCGTGGACGAGGGCAACCGTTCTTGGTGTACTTCTTCCAACGCAAACGACCAGCGGGCCGTAACCATCGAGTGTGCGTCTGACACCGCCGAGCCTTACGCTTTTAAGGACGCAGTGTATCAGAAGCTCATTACCCTGTGCGTGGATATCTGCCGCAGAAACGGCAAGAAAAAGCTGCTTTGGCTGGGCGATAAGGACAAGACGCTCAACTACTCTCCGAAGTCGGACGAGATGGTCTTAACTGTCCACAGGTGGTTCGCCAACAAGAGCTGCCCCGGAAACTGGATGTTCGCCCGCATGGGCGATCTCGCCAGCAAGGTAACAGCGCAGCTTGGCGGCTCCACCTCGCAGCCCTCGACGCCGAGCGCCCCTGCCGCCGGGCTGGGCGTAGGCACGGTTGTGAATTTTGCGGGCGGTAAGCACTACACCAGTGCGAACGCCGCCAGTGGCTCCACTGCAAAGGCAGGACCAGCCAAAATTACCGCCGTGTCTGCCAATGCCAAGCACCCGTATCACATCATCCACACCGACGGCACAAGCAACGTCTACGGATGGGTGGACGCAAGCGCTGTCTCGGTGGCCGGCGGTTCTGCTGCGGTCAACTATACAGTTCGCGTGAAAATCACCGACCTGAATATCCGCAGCGGCCCCGGAACGAACAACGCCAAGAAAGGCGTAATCAAGCCGGGCGTCTACACCATTGTGCAGGAGGCCACCGGTGCAGGGGCCTCGAAGTGGGGCAAGCTGAAATCCGGCGCAGGCTGGATCTCCCTCGACCACTGCGAAAAGCTGTAATTAGGAGGTTATCACTATGAACGAACTTTTGTCTGACCTGTTGATTGCCGTAATCACGGCTGCGGTTCCTGTGCTGACCGCATTCGCCATCACTTACATCAAGCGGGTTGCCGCAAATGTGGCCGCCGAGACGGATGATGTCAAGGCACAGGGCTACATCACGGAAATCGCCGATGCGGTTTCCGCTGCCGTAGCAGCCACCAGCCAGACTTACGTTGACGCTTTGAAGCAGGCCGGTAAGTTTGACTTGGAGGCCCAGAAAGAGGCGGCGCAAAAGGCGCTCACCGCTTGTCTGGCGTCCATCAGCCCCGCTGCTCAGGCGTTTATCGAGGCGCTGTACGGCGACCTCACCGAGTACCTAACAACTAAAATTGAAGCCGAGGTGCGCCGTCAGAAGATTGCGCTCCCGTCCGCTACCAGCGGCGCCACCGAAGTGGCTGCCAGCACTGCGGCTGCCACCGCCGCCACTATCGCAGTATCTCAGCTGAACGCCGAAACCAAGTAAGCCAAAAGCCCTCCCGTGCAGGATTGTTCCTGTGCAGGAGGGCTTTTTCTTTTGTGCTAAAACGCCCACTCAATATCAACTTGGTCGTCGGTCAGGACAATGCGGGATATGAGGCTTTGCAGGATGCGCCGTTTCTGGTTCTCATCAGCGAAGTCCCATATTTCCGCAGCGTTGGTTATAAGCTCGGCTACTAAATCGAGCGGCATGGCATCGGTCTCCTTGACCGGGGCTATGGAGTTCTCCAATGCGGTTTTCTCACCGTACAGCCTGTTTATCTTTTCACCGAGCAGCTCGGGCGGTATATCGTCCTGCTGGTACAGTTCCATCAGCTTTCCGATCTGCCGGTCTATCTCACGAATGCGGCGCTCAATATCGGTGTTCTTGCTTACCGGGGCTGCGGTTTTCGGCTTGCCGGCGGCAAGCTCCTCCGCAATTTGCGGATTGCGCAGCAGCGCAAGTATCTTTTCCTCAATGATAGGCTCCAAGTCCTGCGCCCGCCATATCTTGTTCTGGCAGTTAGGGTCCTTTATCATGTTCTTCATCTGCTTTGTTCGGGAGTAGCAGGCATAATAAGAATATTTTCCTGTGTTGCGCAGGTAGTACCGGCCCCCGCAGTGTCCGCAGAACAGAAGTCCGGTCAGCACGTGCTTGGATTGGAAAGCGTGGCTCCCGAACTGCTCTCTGCGCTTTCCACGCAATATTTGTGCGGCATTGAATTGTTCCTCCGTTATTATCGCCTCATGCGCGTGATCCACAACGACACCTCCGAAGTGCAGGCGCCCGATATAGGTTTCATTCTCCAAGATGTTTCTCACGCTTGACCACGAATTGTAGCTGCTGTACTTATTTGTGTACCCTGCGTCCTGCAATTTATCCGTTATGGCTTTCAGTGATGCGCCGGAAAGATACCACTCATATATCTTCCGAACCTGCTCAGCCTCGTATGGATTTACGATGAGCTTGCCGTCCTCGTAGTCGTACCCGATAGGGATATTCCCGCCTCCGTGATGAAGTCCGGTCTTGGCGCGGGCTACTCGCCCCATCCACGTGCGCTCTTTTATCTGCTCACGTTCCAGCTGGGCGAATACTGCAAGCAGACCTATCATGGCTTTGCCGAACGGGGACGAGGTATCGAAGCTCTCCTGCATGGAGACGAAATCCACCTTGTTTGGTCTGAATATCTCCTCGATGAGATACAGCGTGTCCCGCTGCGAGCGGGAGAGCCGGTCCAGCTTGTAGACCAGCACCACATCAAACTTCTCTGTCTCGCTCATCAGCTTTTGGATGCCGGGGCGGTTCAGATTGCTGCCTGTGTAACCCCCATCCACATATATGTCTGCTATGAGCCAATCCTGCGCCTTGCAGTACGCAATCAGGCGCTCCCGTTGCTCGCCTACGGAGTAGCCCTCTTGTGCCTGTTCCAGCGTGGAAACGCGGATATAGAGGGCTGCCCGTCTCACAGCGGCATCCCGTCTAACAGGTAGTTGGCGAAGATCCAGTTACGGCAGGTGCGCTGCTCCTCGGTAAATTCGCCCTCCGGGTGGGGCTGGTAACTCTGGAAGTCAATCTGGCGAGCGTCCGTAATCACCAGCCGAATCCGGTCGTTTTCAATCTCGATATTCTGTCCCTCGCACGGAACGAAAGCCACGTGCGTATTCTCGTCATACTTAAAGCCGTTGCTCAGCCCGCAGAGATAGTAGGCTTTTACCCTTGCGTCCGGTTCAATATCCAGCTCTACATGAGCCTTGTCTTTGTAGCGCGTCCCCTCGAATATCTCGTGAAAGGCGTCGCCAATAAAGCATTTCGCACAGCACTTGTCGATGCGGGCAGAGCGGATTGCCCGCAGCCAGAAGAATGCGCACTTCTTTTTAATGTCTAACGATACTCTCATTCTTTTGTACCCTCCTCTAACTCGACGGCAAAGTTAAGTAGCTTCAACCGTTCTCTGCCGCTCAGCTGTTCGTAGATATGCAGCAGCTCCATCGCTTCCGGCGAAATGGATTGCTCCCCGTTAATCACCACGCCTCCGTGGTTGGCTTGGATAAAAGGACTGTTCGTCAGCTGGCCACTGATGTTGTTCTCAACGGAGGGGACGGTCTGCGTCCCTCTCAGCAGATAGTCGATGCTCACATTGAAGTAGTCGGCTATCTTTATTAACGCCTCCACGCTCGGGAACGCCTGCGGTATGCGCTCGTATTTCCCGATTGCGGACGGCACAACGCCGATGACCTCTGCCAACTGGCTCTGTGTGATGTCGCAGTCTTTTCTCAACCGTCTAAGTCGTTCTCCGAACCCGTCCATAGGTCTACCTCCTTTACTGTAAGTCTATTATATGTCTTTTAATTCAAGTTGTCAATGCAGGATTTTTTCGGGAAAAATTCAAGAATGGGAGTTGACATTGAGGAAATGAAGTGCTATAATAAGACTGTAAGTAAAGAAAGCGACCCGCAGGACACTAAAGGAGGTGGAACAATGAATGTTATGAGAGAGCGTAGACTTCGCGGGGCGATTCCCACACAGCGAGAGGTCGCAAAGATCGTCGGTGTGCAGGAATCCGCTGTAAGCAAGTGGGAACGCGGTCTTGCTAAGCCGCGAGCGGACAAGCTGCCCATTCTTGCAAAGCTGTACGGCTGCACCATCGAGGAGCTTTTGGCCGACGACGCTGAGCAAGAAGAATGACCGCCGCCACCTCTGTTCTACTCGCGGTTGCGACGGAGCTTGCACAGCAGGCGAAGTCCAGTATGCCTGAAATGAGGGAGGGCGAAAGAATACTGCGCGAGTGGTACGAAAGCGGAGTATATTACCGCGAAACATCCCTCGGAGATAAGTTATTCCTGTGCCAATACGATTTCAGGCAAAGAAAAAGCCGCCGGGAGGCGGTGGTGGAGTAGGAGTTGCAAATGACTGAAAAGGTTTGCCGCATTTGCCTATATGCTCGCGGCGGCTACCTGCTTCGCTGCCGCCTCATATCCCCGGTGGTAGGTGTAATATGTCGTGCCGCTCGCGTCCTCGAACACGCCGTCCTGCGGCTTCTCAAGGCTCTGAATGGCGATGGGGATTTTGGTTTTCTCATCGGAAACAATCTCGCTTTCCATCTTGCCGTCCGCTCTGAGCAGCGTCTTCACGCAATACCAAAGCGGGCATTCACGCCATTCGCGGTATTCCATCTCAGCTTTGATGCAGTCATTCATTCTGTTCAACCTCCTTACGGGCTTTTCCTTTTTCTTTACATTCTTATTATAGCACTTTAAGTCGTTTTCGTCAAGGTTTTTCCTAAAATTTTTTCAGAAAAATTTTCTTGAAAAGCAACGGAGAATAAAAAATCAGGGAGCCTCGTCAGCTCCCTGATTCACTATTTCTTATGTTTCCACGAGCCGATGGCCTCGATGCCGAACAGCAGGACGGCCATATCCTCCATCGCACGATTGATGTCCCGGTAGAATGTCCGCTTGTCGATATTCAGCCTCTCGGCAATCTCATCCACACTAAGCCTGTCCTCGTCGATGTACCGCAGGTTGAGCGCTTCCCACCGGCGGGCCTCATCAGGATTTACCGCCTCCTTGCACAGAGCCTCATACGCCGCCAGCATCTTGTCCACATGGCTCATCATCAGCCCCGTCTTCCGGCGCATGGAGCAGATGCAGCTTACCTCCAATGTCTCCGGGGAAACGTGGGCGTAATGCGCCCGCAGCTTCCGGTAGTTCTTCATCAGAAGATTAACGTCGTGATACCGGGCGTCAAACTCCTCGTCAATGATAGCGTCCTTTCTGGAAAGAACTTCCTGTGCCGCAACCCGCGCCACCTCAGCGATCTCCTCTTTGTTCATCGCCACGCACCTCCTTTTTTAACTGCGAAGTTTACTGATACGCACTCGCAAGGCGTCCATCAGGGCGTTTTGCATATCACCCTTGTTTTCGAGAGCCTCGACTACCTGCTCATCCATGCCGCCCTGCACAATCAGGTGGTGGATGATGACCGGATGATCTTGCCCCTGACGATGCAGACGCTTGTTCGCCTGCTCGTACTGCTCCAAGCTCCACGTCAGCCCGAACCAGATGGCGTGATGGCCGCCGCGCTGCAAATTCAGACCGTAGCCGCAGCTCGCGGGGTGCGCAAGCAAGATGTCGATTTCTCCGTTGTTCCAATCCTGCTCATCTTTCGCTTGGGAATAAACCCTGACGCGCAGGTCATATTTTGCCAAAGCCTCAACCAGCCTGTCCCGGTCGTGCTGGAAGTTATAGAACACAAGGGCGTGTTGCCCGTGCAGCTGCTCGATCAGCTCCAAGAAAGCGTCGATTTTGCAGTCGTGGACTTTGACCGCCGTTTTGTTCTCGTTGTAGATTGCCCCGTTGCAAAGCTGCAAGAGCTTTCCTGTCAGAACTCCCGCACTGCCGGCGGTTATCGTGTCCTCGTCCACCTGCAAAAGCAGCTCCGTCTCAAGCTGGGAATAGGCTTTCGCCGCCGCAGCGTCAAGGGCTACCGGCACATTGTTCACCAGCATATCAGGCAAGGTCAGGTAGTCCGCTGCTTTCATGCTAATACAGATGTCGCTGATGGCCTGCTTAATCATCTCGAAGCTGCCGTCCTTTGGCGAGTAGTTGAAAATCGTCGTGCGATTTCTCCTGCCGGGAACGAAGTATTTATCCCGATAAGCGCCGAGGGTCTTGCCAAGCCGTGCGCCTCCGTCCAAGAGATAAATCTGCGCCCACAAATCCTCAAGCCCGTTACTGGACGGAGTACCCGTCAGCTCCACGATGCGCTTTATCCTGCTGCGCACCAGCTTCAAGGATTTGAACCGCTTGCTTTGGGAGTTCTTGAAACTGGAACTTTCATCCAGCACCACCATGTCGAACGGCCACGCATTTTTGAAATGCTCGACCAGCCACTGCACGTTCTCACGGTTCACCACATAAACATCCGCAGGCGTAGCCAAAGCACGGATGCGCTGCTGCGCTGTACCGAGAACAGGAACGACCCTCATCATTTTCAGGTGCTCCCACTTCTTCGCCTCCGTAGTCCACGTGGCCTCGGCAACCTTTTTCGGCGCTATGATGAGGGGCTTTGAAACCTCCCATCTGTTATACCGCAGGTCGTGAATGGCAGTCAGGGTGATAACCGTCTTGCCCAAGCCCATGTCAAGGAATAAGCCGACGGCCCTGTTGTAAATAATACTGTCAATGCAATACTGCTGATATGGATAAGGGACAAACTTCATTGGCCCCCACCTCCCTCAATTTCTGCAAGCAGCCGCATAACCTCGTCGATGCCTTTTACCACGCGCACATCGGCGCCACGCTTTTGCATCTCTCCAATCGTATACCTCTGGATCTTCGCCAAACGACCGGTTTCGGTTTTCAGCTCTGCGAAAATGATTCGTCCAGTTGGAGTGATGATGAGCCTGTCAGGAACGCCCGGTGTGCCGGGACTTACGAACTTTAGGCACATACCTCCCAACTTCTTCACGCCATCAACAAGACGGCGCTCAATTCGACTTTCATTCATGTTTTCCTCCTGAAACATTGGTGTTTCTATACTTTACGCGCGTATAGGCGCGTTAGGCGCTTTAGGCGCGTAAGTCGTGCGACTATAATTCTAAATCCTTTCTAATATCCCTATTTTCTCTCTCTATTAAGAATGAATGTTTCAATGTTTCAAAAGCTCAAAAAGCCAGTAACGGTGCGGGTTTCAGCCGAAACATTGGTGAAACATTGGCCGATACATTGAAACATTCAAGGGGTGAAACATTGGGTTGAATTTCCCGCCTAAACTTCTCTAATTTTTCCTGATGTTAGACTTATGGTGAAATCGGCCCCAGATGTTTCATCCCCAATGTTTCAGCGACGGAGGAACCCACGCTGGTATCCGCAGTAGCCAAACCGCAGCCCGTTCGAGGACTTTTCCCACCCCGGCATAGACCGCAGAATGTCGTTTATCTCGGTCGCCTCGGCATACTTGAAATCCTTTGGCTGACCACCGAACGCCTCGCACCAGACTTCCAGCGCACACACACGGTCCCGTTTTACAAGGTTTGCAGACCCCTCGACTGTGCCGTTGAGGAACAGCCGCCGCTTGTCCAGCGACCACTTCTGCCAGTCCTCCGGGACCAGCTTCTCAACGAAGTCAAGGACGATGCCCTCCTTGCTGCTGACCTCTCTGTGATTTTCCTGCTCGGCTCTCGCCAGTTCCTCCAACTCGCCTGTCAGGTACAGCTTTTCTCCCAGCCGCCAGCGCATAACCGCCTCGGCCCAAATCTGGTCCAGCTCGTCATCGAGGTCCCGCCATACCGTTTTCGTGCGTGGGACCACCCCCACATCCACAGGCCAGAACCGGCGATTGCCCGTCTTATCCCGCAGGAACACAGGGGTATTCGTCGTGCCGAAGAACACACAGCATCGCGGTATATCCTTTACGTGCCGCCCGTAGGCCGCCCTGAATCGGTCCGAACGCAGGCTGAGGAACTGCTTGATACGGGCTTCGTCCGTCCGTCTGAAAGCGTCCAGCTCACCGATTTCCACCAGCCACACGCCTTGCAGCAACTCGCTTGCCTCCTTGCCCTCGAATGTCCTGATACCATCGTTGAACCAGCCCTTGCTCATCCTGTCCAGCAGAGTGGACTTTCCGATACCCTGCGGCCCCGTGAGGATAAGCATGGTGTCATATTTGCCCCCCGGCTCCATAGCCCGCGCCACTGCCGCCGTGAAAGCCTTTCTCGTGACCGCCCGCACATAGGGCTTATCCTCCGCGCCGAGATAGTCAATCAGCAGGGAATCGAGGCGGGAAATGCCATCCCAAGTCAGGGACGAAAGGTAGTTGCGCACATCGTTGAACTTGTGCTTCTCGCTGTGCAGGGACAGCGCACCGTCGATTTTCCCGTTGCCCGTGATTTTGTAGACTTTCTCGAAGTACCAGTACAGCCCCTGATTATCATTGTCTGTCCAGCCGCGCCGCTTCTCAAAGGCGCTCCACGGCAGGTCGCCGAGGATCTCTCCGCGCCCCGCAAACTCATTTAAGGCGAACTTGCCTTTAAGCAGCGGGTCGTTCTCAAGAATCAGCCAGATATTGTCGATGGTGGCCTTTATCGTACCGGTCTGCTTGTTCAGCTCCAAGTCCATCGTCCAGTCGAAGTTCTCGGCTTCGGCAGCCGGCTCCTCGTTCAACCCCTGAAAATCGATGACCGCAGAATCGGCCCGTTCCTTTGCCAGCTGCCGCGAGACCTTTGGGTCCTCAATGGCGAGGTTGCACATCGCCGCATACGATGGCAGCCGGTTCGTGGGCGTATTCGGATCAGCCCCGTCGTCCATCTCCCCGAACTTGTGCATACGCACCAAATCGAACGCATTCACAAGCCTGCCGCAGCAGGGGTCGGTGGAGTGGTGAGAATAGAGGAACATCCCGTTGTCGTACACCACAGCGCCGCCTGTTGTCGTTCCTCCGAGGTAGGTAAAACGCCCGCGTGAATTGTCCACCGGCTCGTAAATACCGTCGAGGTAGGTGTCCATAGCGCCGTAGATGTCGTATGTGCGGCAGAACGCGCCCACCACGCCGGCCTTGCTCAGAGGGTCGCTCTGCTTCATCGCCAGCTTCTTATAGGCGTTGTCCGCGCCCGGAACCTGCGGCCATTTCGATACGTCCCGCCAGTCCCCAAGCCGCTCGTCAATCATGCGCAGCAGCCCATCAGCGTCAAGCAGTGGCTTGTCACTAAAGGTGAACACATAATCGCTGTCATAGCAGCAGCTCGGCCAGTACATCAGGCGCGTGGCCTCGAATGTGGTCGGGTCTGCGAACTCTATGCCGATAATGGACGCCACAAACCGCGCAGACGGCTCATATTCGTCCGCAGTGACCGTCCGGTCAAAAGGGACTAATATTCTGAGACGGGGGCTTGCGGGCGAGTGCTTGCGCGTGGAATAGATGCAGTAGCCGCACCCAAGCCCGTCAACCCGTTTCAGGATTTCATCTGTGCCTCCCGGCGGTATCGTATCGAAATCAAGCGTGATGATGTCGCGGCCTGTCACGGCCCCCGCCCTGCGGCGCGGACCGGACAATGTACCTGCGACGAACCCGCCGATGTCCTTTTTATCGTCCTGCTCCGACTTTTTCAGGTTCAGGTATTCTTGCATGGTCTCGGTAGAGCGGTTCGGAATCCTGAGTTTTTCGTAGAACTCTGACAGCATGATGGACTGGGGCTGCCAGTTTACGCTTTTTCGGTTGTTGCCGACAGTTATCGTTATCTCTCTGTCGTATTGCATTAAGCCCAGCCCTCCTTTACTTGTACTTCTTGCCGGTTTCCTTATCCACGAGGATTATGCGCCCGACCACCTCGAAACCAACGAGTTCAGCGGTCTTCTTCATAATTGGGATGAGTGCGCTTATCCGCTCAAGCACCCGGCGCTCCTCTGCCTCGATGTTGCTCATCGCCTCGCCCACAGTCGGGTCGTTGTAGCCCTCCGAGTTCTTATAGAGATGTGGTTTCTTATCGTGCGCCATACTCCCACCTACCTTTTGAGCAGCTTAATCAGTGCGTGTATGCCGCGAGCATTGTCGTAGCCCATGATTTTACCGGTTCCCGCCCAGAACTGAAACAGCTTGTCATCCGACTGCCGGCGGCAGTGGAAATGGCCGGTCTGAGCGTTTTTCAAGGTAAACTCGATGTTGTTCCGCTGAAACTGCTCTATGGCGTACTGAATCCGGTCGGGGTTCTTTGCGACACGCGCATCATGCTGCTCTTTCGCATAAAGATGATAACCACCGTCAAAAGATTCGCCGGGGTTTTCCTCTCGTTCTTTTCTCGTCATATCGTTAATCCTTTCTAAAGAAGTCCCCGACCCAGCCGTCTGCGTTCAGCGGCAAATCCGGCGCCCACGGAATGGGCTGCGTCATCAGCCGCACAACATCGTCCAGATCCGCTCGGTCGGCAGGACAATCTATCACAACTTCGTCATGCACGTGGAACACCACCTGATACCCGGCGGCCTCCAAATGCTCAATCGCAAGCGCGAGACAGTCGCGGGCGATTGCCTGAATGCAGTTCTCCACCAGCTTGCCACCGTAGGTTTCAAGCTGCGTCCACTGCTTGGTTGTCTGGTTCACGCCGCTATACAAGATGGATGGTTTATCCCACGAGTTCACACCGAGCTGCGGGTTCGCGTAGTACAGCTTTCTACGGCTCGGCAGCGTTATCGTCAGGAAGTCCAGCCCGTGTTCAATGTCCATCTCTCGGGCGAAGATAAGGTTTCTCACGCCCGCAGGCCGCCCTGTCTGAATGACCGATACCGCCGCGTTCTCCACTGCGTACCACAGGTCCACGATGCGCCTGTTCGCGTCACGCCAGCGGGAAACGATGTCCGGCAGGTCATCTTCGGGTATGCCCATTCGCAGAGCGCCCATCGCAATCAGAGCGCCCGTGCTGCCCTGATAGCCGAGGGCGAGTTCAGCGACCTTGCCTTTCTGCCGCAGTTCATATTCGGGATTTCCCTTTTTGATTCGGTCAATCGGAACCCCGAACATCTGACTGGCAGACGCCTCGTAGATTTTGCCGTGCGTCCTGAATACTTCGAGCCGCCACTGTTCTCCCGCCAGCCACGAAATAACTCGTGCTTCGATGGCGCTGAAATCCGCGTCAATTAAGGTATTGCCGTTGGACGCTATAAACGATGTCCTGATGAGCTGTGAAAGGGTATCAGGCACAGAGCCGTACATACACCGCAGCTTATCGGCGCTCCGTTCCTTGACCGCGCTCCGCGCCCACGGAAGTGTTTTCATGTCGATGTAGGTCCTCGGCAGGTTCTGCACCTGCACGAGCCGCCCCGCCCATCTTCCGGTGCGGTTCGCCCCATAGAATTGGAGCAGACCCCGAACACGCCCGTCGCTGCACACGGCGGCTTCGATTGCGTCATACTTTTTCGTGCTCGTCTTGCCCAGCTCCTGACGGATTTCCAGCATCCTCTCTGCGGGACCTGTCACGGATTTACTGTCAAGCATCGCCGCAACCGTGTCTTTTCGCAGGTCTCCCACTGGCTGGTTCGTATTGCTCTCAAGCCATTTGCTGAGCTGCGACACGCTGTTCGGATTCTCAAGGCCGGTGATGGAGACCGCCTCTGCCGTTAGCTTGTCGCGGGAGGCGGCGTCGATTTCCAACGCCCCGCGCACCATCTGCATGTCTACCGCAACACCCCTTGCATTGATGAGGAGATCGGTCTGCCACTGCTTCTCAATGTCCGCAGGGACAGGGAAGTTCGACAGCCGGCGGTCAATTTCCATCTCGGTCGTAACATCGCCCTTGCAGTAAGTCTTGAACAGCTCCCACTTATCGGGGTCGTGCTTGGGGAGATTCCGTGTCCTGCCGCCGTTGCTTTGTGTGGCGGCGCAGGGGACGCAGAAATAGCGGATAAGTGCCTTGCCGACCGAGAGCTTCTGCTTTTCAGCGGGGAGGCCCAGAGCCTTGCCGGTTGCGTCCAGTCCTGCGGTAAATCCACAGTAGAGGCCGTGAAGCATCGTGTCCCGCCACTGGTCCACCGGCAGCAAGTGCCCGCAGAATTTCGAGAGGCAGTACCACTCGAATGCCGCATTGTAGGCGTGTTTGATGTAAGCGGGATTGCCCAGAGCGTCGAACAACCATTCCGGCAGCAGCTCTCCCTGAGCCAGATCCACGATTTCTACGGGACCGCCATCTACGCTGTACGCGAACAGCAGAATCTCAAAGTCAGGGCTTTGCACGTACTTATACGCCCCGGCCTTTGCGATAGGGACGCTGCTGTATGTTTCAATGTCAATCGAGATATGCGTCATCCGTCCCACCTCTCGTCCTTAATCAGAGCCATGCTCTCCGTGAGTTTCCCCCTTTGCCGGCGCAAGGCTTTTTCATAGCTGGACGGCTCAATCCGCACCTGCGGGAAGAACGCCAGCAGATGGTATTGCTCGGACTGTCTCAGGCTTTCCAGCGTCTTAACCACTTCGTTCAGCCGGTCAACCTCGGACCGCAGTATGCCGATAAGCTCCTCTCTGCGGGGGTCGCTGCAATATTGCTTTGCCAGCTTGAGAACCTTTTTCATCTGCTTTTTATTTGCGTTGGCGAAGAACTCTCTGACATTCAGCTCCATATAGCCTGTCGGATATTCAATTCGGAATACGCCGTTATTCATGGTCGCCGCCCCCTCTCTCAGCGGCGGCGATTTCGCCGCCACAGGCTGCGTAACCGGCAAGGTCCACAAAGTTGTCCTCCTTGTACCCGGTGGCAATCCGAGCCACCTTTAGCAGCCCCATCATAGTAGCCACGTCTTTGGCGTTGATGTGGTTGATTGCCATGACCTTAGCCAGCTCAGGATGAGAAGCTCGCAGGTAGACGCCCCACAACAGGCCGATGGTTTCAAAGTTGTTCTCCGGTGTGCCATAGTCCTGCTGGCGTTCCCCGCATACGCAGACACGAGCGGCCTCTAAAATCTCAGCTCTTTTCATGGTCTTCCTCCTTTTCAGGAACCTCCACCAGACGAGTATTCGGACGCAGCTGACAGCCACACTGCGGGCAGTCAAAAGCGTCATAATAGGTTTCGGGCTTCGCACTCCCTGCGAGGCGGCTCAACCCGGAACCGGCGTTATCGGTCACAGCTACGTAGTGATCCGCAATCTGCGGAATGAATTCGGTTCCACACACAGGGCAGGTCAGTTTCTTCATAGCGTTTATCCTCCTTAATGAAAAAGGCGCACGACCACTTATGGGTGGCCGTGCGCCTTTGCTCAATTTATCCAAAGTACGGCTGGCCGGTTAAGGGATTGATTGCCCCCGGCTGGACGCCCAGCGGGTTGGGCTGCTGCATACCCGTGTTGGGGTACGTCATCTGCCCCGGAGTGGCCGGCATAGCCGCGCCATAGGCGGGAGTAGCGGGAGCGCCGGCCTCCATACCGACACCGGCAAAATCAGCTGCTGCGCTGGCGCCACCGGCAAGGGCCTCGCCATCGCGGGTCTTCATCACGTTGCCCAGCCCGCAGCCTACGCCGCGCTTGCCCGCACGGTTGTAACCGAAGAAGTTGATCGTCACGCGGGCGTACATACCGCTGTAAATGTCCTGCGGGAGCAGCTCGGTGTTGATGTCGCTCTGGTGAACCACCTGCGGCTTGTTCTTGGAGCTGGCTGTAATGACCCAGCAGCCCTTGCACTCGGGACCGTAGGGCGTACCGTTCTCGCGGACGCCATCGCCGTCATGGATGGGGATGGGCATGACAGGAGGGCGAACGCCGTTCCAAATCTTGCCCTGCGCATCGGCAGCGGCGGCCTCAATGCTGGCGTCGATGTTCTGCTTGACCGCCGTATCGGTCTTGGGGATTAACAGGGTCACGGAATATTTGGGGGTAGCCGTAGGGTCGTTGTTGTTCGCCCTCGGCTGCACGAGATTGACATAGGACAGGCGAACCTCGCCGGTCAGAACTTTCGTAGGCACATTGTTATACATAACTGTTTTTCTCCTTTCGATTTCACTCTGCACTGTTTTTCTTGCCCACTTAACTCCGGGGTCATCTTCTGTAAGGACCCGACCGCTGGCGCATTTCACGCATTTAATGCGCCAGCCGCCGTTGTGCCTCTCGAAGTGTCCATATCCGGGTTCTACCCAACTGCCGCAGCAATAGCAGTAGCCGGGATATTTATTTCGAGCCATTATCAGCCACCTCCGCAAAGTCGGCGGCGGCGCTGCTGAACTCCTTACGGGAATCATTCTCATCGGCGAGGGTCGGGTTGCCCTGCGGCTTCACAACAAACTCGCCGACCAGCTCCTCGAATTTCTTTTTGCCGAGAACCTTTTCGAGCTGCGCCAGTGTCTTGGGAACGCTGTCGTAAATGACCGCCCGGTCAATGCCGTTCTCGATGAGCGTATCAAGAGCCTTATCCTGATTGCTCCAAACGCGGGAGCTGCGACCCTCCACAACTTTCCAGCCGGGGATTTTCTCTCCGTTAAGCATGGCTTCAAGCGCCCGCTTCTTCACGGCCTCATACCACGCAACAAGGTCCTTGCCCCGTGCAAGCACATCACTCATACCGTCGGGGGAGAGGAGCGCTACGTTGCGGCTTTCAACCGCGTCTTTGAAATCGTCGAACGCTCCAATCTGCTGTGCGGCCTGCGCTTTGCAGATGCCATTGGCTCGGCAAAACTGACACCAGCTGCCCGCGTGGTACTCACCAAAGCCCATGTAGGCCATCATCGCTTTTGGCTTGATTTCCTCGCCCCAAGCAAGCAGGTCTTCGACGCTGCATCCCCATGTGTCGTAGAGATTGATACGTGGTTGGTCGATGGTGATTTCCACGTTTTTCAGCGAGCTGCCGAAAAGCGGCTGGTAGAGCTTCAACGCTCCGAGGGCGTAGAGTTTCAGCTGTGGATTGTCCGATGCGGAAACAGGAACGCCTTTCCCGTGCTTATAGTCGGTGATGACGAGAGTATCGCCGCCGAACATGATGCAGTCGCACCGGCCAAAGGCTTCGGGGACCACATCGGATATGTCTACCTTAACCTCGAAAGCGATATACGGCTCGTTGTCGAACCCCATCGCTCTTTCAGCAAGGTGCTCGGAATAGGTTTCAGCAGTCTGCAACATCTCATCGTCCCACTGCGGGTCGGCCTTGTACTTTTTCAAGACCTTGTTGTACTCGGTCTTCTTGATTTTCTTGAAGTGCAGCTTGGCGCTGACTTCACAGATGCTGTGCGCAATCGTTCCCTCTCTCGCATACTCGCTGGGCTTTTCAGGTAACTGCGCCTCAAGCCGTGGGGCCAGAGGGCAGTTCAGCCAGCGGTGCGCACTGGACGGCGAGAGGAGCGCATGGGCGCTCAAATCTTCGCCCCCATGTCACGCAGGGCGGTAGCGAACGCACCCAGCTGCTCAGGTTTCAGATCCATGACGGCCTGAACGCCAAAGGAATGTAGCAGGTTCATCAGGTCGTTCACCTTGCCCGCGTCCATCAGCTGAGCGCCAGCAGCCATAATCTGGTCTACCGTGTACTTTGGCGGCTGTGCGAGAGGTACGCCGGCCACAGGCATATTAGGCTGTGCAGTGGTAGCAGGAGCAGGCATAGGGGCCGCAGGAGCGGGAGCCGGCATAGGCTGCTGCACAGGTGCGGCGGGAGCCTGCTGAGGCACAACGGGCTGGGGCTGCTGCACAGGTGCGGCAGGAGCCTGCTGTGCGGTCGGGAAAGGTCTTGCGCCCAGAGCAGCGGCGAGATTGTTCAGCGCATTTGCCAGTTCGGGCGCCTCGATGGTGAGTTTCATTTCGAGCATAGTTTTGTCCTCCTTAGAAATTTATTGATTAGTATTCACAACGGAATACGTTCTCACGGTTATCACCGGCCACAAAGAACAGGTAATCGGAAAGGGCTTCGCAGCCGCTCTCATACCAATCTTCAAGAGCCTCGGTCGCCACGTCGTAGTCGTTCTCGGTAATCTCACGGGACTGCTCCCAATAGCCCGAGAACTGATTCGGCGCAGAGACAACTTCTAAAACGGAATCTCCAAACCGTCCATCGCTGACACGGTTCAGAATCACTTCACAGACAAGGCGTTTATCGTGTTCCTTGTCGTCATAGCACTCTCCCGCAAGGGTGAGCACCATAGCCTCAAGTTCTTCGTCCGCCCACACATTTTGGGCGGGCATTTCTTTTACCTCTGGATACTCCGGCTGGCTGGTCGCCATCTCGGGTTTCGGCAAAACCGTTTGGCTGCCAGCGTCTGTTCCGCAGGCTGTAAGCAATAGCGGCGCCATAGCAAGGATTAACACGGTTTTTGCAATCTTTGTTATCTCAATAGTCTGCTGGATTTGAGCAAAACACCCACAGTCAAGAAAGGAGACTTCGAGATGGATAAGAAAATCATCGACATCATGGAGGGCGCGTTGCGCGGGTTCATCGAAGAACTGATCCAATCCGAGAACGGTCCCAGTGAGGACGACATTGAATACATCAAGTCCGAGCAAGAGTACATAAAGCAGCTGAAAGCAATCTAAGTCGAAACGCCCGAAAGGGCGTCGCCGGGAATTGCCCCACCCGGCCTGATGATGACAGGGCAAGTACATAAATCAAGGAGGACAAAATCATGGCAGAGTTGAAACAGGGCCGTTGGGTCAAGGTTCACGAACCCGGACAGGCGAATTTCGTCGAGCACGAGAACGTCATGGACATCGTAATCGGAACCGGCCGCCTCCAAGCCGAGGCGACCTACACCGTCCGCAGCTACAAGAAAGCCGCCTATTGGCTTGGCGAGTACCTCAAGGCTGCGGAGGCGCTGCAAATCGTCGCTGACGAGATGTTGGCAAAGATTCAGGACGCTGCGGCGAGCACCAACCGCGAGGAGGACGAAATGGCCGCCGACGGAGACGGCTGGAACTGCACCATCGAGCGGATGGGCGACGGCAGCTTTAAGGTCCAGCTGAGCTGGGCGGTCAGCGAGCCGGTTACGAAAAAGACAAAGGAAAAGCCCGCGCCGAAGAAGCGTGGGCGAAAGAAAAAGGAGGCTGAATAATGCACCTGACATTGGAAGTTAAGCGATACCACGAGTTCTTTTGGCTGAGAGACATTCAGGCCGTGAACATCTACAAATGCTGCGCCGAGTGTTTCATCGGCAACCGGGACAGCAGGGTCTATCACGGGACCCTGCACCAGCCCCGCGCACTCATCGACATCGACGTGAAAGAGAACCCCAAAGCAGTTGCGTATTACCTCTGCGGGTTGAGCGCGGGGTTCAATTACCACCAGAACACGCACGTGGCGTTCATTCCCGCTCCGGGTGAGACGGTGTTCGTGGACAACGCCAATATCCGGCTGACGATTACGGACGCTAAGCGGGTTGATTTCCAGAGCTACGTTCCGAACCCGCCGGGACACTTCACCCGCCGGCAGAGAACCTGCCGCAACTGGATCTTTGCGAACTACATCAACGACGGAATGCTGAGGAGGTTAAAAGAAAATGGACATGAGTGAACTCATTGAGCGCACGAAACAGAATATCTGGCAGGCTATCAGCGATTACGGCAAGCACACCGACCAGACGAGCGTTATGGACGATTGCACGGCGAACTTTGTGAATCAGCTTGCGTCCGACAGCTGCTACGCAAAGCAGGAGCTGCGGGAGCTGTTCAGCAAGTCTCCCGTGTGGGACGCCAACCTCGACGCTCTGGTTATTAACGGAACCAGAACGCATGACCCCGACCCCGACCGGATCTACGCGCTGGGGACCGACATCTTGAGCGAGGCGATTTACCGTGCAGACAATAGCCGGCCCATTTACGACGCCATCCGGTTTTTCTACGACCCCAATTTTGAGCAGGAGGGTATCGCAGCCATCAAACAGCTTGCCCCGAAAGCCTACGCCCCGAATAAGAAAAAGAGCCGCGTTTTCAAGGCGCTTTGTCAGGCGCTGGGCGTTGCGGATGAAACGGCGGGCAGCGATTTCCAGAGGCTGTACGCGCAGTTTGCGGACGAGCTGACCTCGAAGAAAATCGGGTTCAAGCTGTATGTCTCCATCAACCCGGCGCATTTCATCACGATGAGCAATCCGAAAGGCGATCATCGCGGTACGACCCTGACGAGCTGCCATTCGTTCAACTCGACCGAGTACGAGTACAACAACGGCTGCACGGGCTATGCGCGGGATAAGGTTTCGTTCATCGCGTTCACCGTGGCAGACCCCGCCGACAAGGAAACCCTGAACAACCGCAAGACCACACGGCAGGTTTTCGCATACAAGCCGGGGAACGGGTTGCTTTTGCAGAGCCGGATGTATAACACCTCCGGGGGCGTTTACGGGGCCAGTGAGGATTCCAAGCTGTACCGCGACCTCATTCAGCGCGAGATTTCGAGGCTGGAAAATGTTCCGAACCTGTGGAAGACTTATCCGACGGTCGGAGAAAAGAGTTTCTGCGTTGAGCGCGGAGACGGATTCGGCGGCTATCCCGATTGGGAATATGAGAACTTCGACGGCCGCATCAGCATCCGCGCTGACCACGCGGAGGATTTCACGAGCCTCGTGGTCGGGAGCTACGGCCTGTGCGTTTCCTACGGCTGCGAGACGAGCCGCGGAGTTTATTGCGAGGACTGCGAGGACGGCCGCAGCGGAAATTACTGCGATTGCTGTGAGGAATACGTCGATGAGGAATTGTATTCCGTCAGAGACAGACGCGGTAATTGGACCGAAGTTTGCGAGAACTGCCGCGACGAGTATTACACCTACTGCGATTGCTGCGGCGATTATTGGCCGAACGACTGCGTTACGGAAATTGACGACCACTATTACTGTGACAGTTGCCGCGCTGAGTATTGCAGCGATTGCTACGAATGTGACGATTATCACTGCACGGACGATATGACGGAAGTTGTGAACGCCCGTGGCGATGAGGTTCTTGTTTGCGAGGACTGCCGTGACAGGTATTACGAGCAGTGCCACGAATGCGATGAGTACCACATCCGAGAGGATATGACGTTCGTTACCTTGCGTGACGATGACCACGCTTATGTCTGCGAGAATTGTACGGATTCCTACGAGGTCTGCCCGCACTGCGGCACAATGATTGAGAGATGTGACGATGGAACCTGCCCTGAGTGCGGCGCCGTCATCGACGAGAAAGAGGAGGATGAAGCGGTATGAAAAAGTTAGAAGATTTCCTGATGCCCACCCAGAAAGAATTGTTTTCCAAACTGTGCGACCGGTTCAAAGGCCGCACGACGGTTTGCAAGAACAGCTACATCCTTGTTCGCGGCGAGGCTCCGATTATGCTGGTGGCCCACCTCGACACGGTTCACAAGGCCCCTGTGAAGCACATCTGCAAGACGCAGAACGGCGGCATCCTGATGTCCCCGCAGGGAATCGGCGGCGATGACCGCTGCGGCGTTTACGCCCTCGTGACGGTCTACGAGCAGTCTGCGGTCAAGCCGTGGCTGCTGTTCACCTGCGACGAGGAAGTCGGGGGCGTAGGAGCAAGCGCGTTCTGCACCCGTTTCCAGAAAGGAAAACTCCCGAAGAAAGAACTGGAAAGCCTGAAAATGCTGGTCGAGATTGACCGCAAGGGCAGGAACGACGCCGTTTACTACGACTGCGACAACCCGGAGTTTGAGGAGTACATCACGAGCAAGGGGTTTGAAACGGATTTTGGTTCGTTCAGCGACATCTCTCTCATCGCTCCCGCACTCGGCGTGGCGGCGGTGAACCTTTCGTCCGGCTACTACAATGCCCACACCCAGCACGAGTACATCGACCGCAAGCATCTCAACGCCACAGTGAAGAAAGTGGTGGAGATTGTAGCGGACGCGGCCAAGCCCGACTTTCCGCAGTATGAGTACATCGAGAGCTACCGTTTCAGCCGGTACGGTTACGGCGGCTGGGGCGATTGGGGCCGAGGCACTTACCCGCTCGTGTTGGAGGACGCTCCGAACCTCAAGAAAGTCCCTGCGGATATTCGGAACGAATACGCCGCCCTGCTCGACTTCTACACCGAGGGCGAGCTTGAGGCTCTGCGCAAGGAGCACGGCGACAATGTGATCCGTATGCTGTTCGAAAGCGAGATGGCCGATTACTACGGCGATATGTACGACGAGGAGGAGTTGAAATGACGAGAGATGAATATTATGCGCTTCTCGCTGAGAAACACAGGCAGACAAATTGGAATGACCGTGAGAGCGTTCGGGCGTACAACGAGTACGCCCGGATGCTAAGAAAGCAGTTGGAGGAGGAGGACTGAACATGAAAAGTTGTGAGAGCTGCATTTTTGCGACGGCTACGCACGGACGCTTCAAGACAACGCTGGCAGACGGTATGACCCTCACCCAGAACGGCGGGGTGAACTACATCTGCCATCACCCGGGAGGGGTGAAAAGTCTTTCGTTCAACAGAGACACGGGGGCTATGACCTGCTCCGAATACGTGGAAAAGGAGGCAGTATGCGGAGATGAGTGATGATTTATTCATCGGGCTGTTCATTCTTTGCTTGCTCGGTGCTTACTTCGGAGCCGGAGGCTTTGTCCTCTGGCTCCTTGATAAAGCCCTCAGCAGAGTTCCCCGATACCGCGATTGGAAAGAGAACCTGCTGGGCGACGATGATTACGATGACTGAAAGGAGATACCTGAAATGACAAGAGACGAAAAGAAAGCCGAGGCCATCAAGCGCATGAAGCTGGCCGACATTTTCCCGCAGACCATCAAGCAGTTCGAGGAGGACGGCTATGTGAGCATCAGCGAGCCGCCGGTGGGAGCGTTCTTCTGGGCAGAGGGAGAGGACTTGCAGCGCATCAGGGACTTCGAGGAGAAGCACAACGCGCTCGTTTACCTCGTTATCCGCAGCTACACGGATTTCGGCAAGATGGATTGCTACCTCTATGTCAGCGATTACCCGGAGGAGTGGCCGCGAGACCGCGAGGATCTGGCGAACGGCGAGCCGATGGCCTATGTTTACAACCATGATATGCCTGACTGCTCCGAGTTTGGTTGCATCGGGACCCGCCGCTCCATCGCGGCAGGGCTGCTGCGCACGTGGTAAGGAGGTGTGTAAAGTGTACGTAGTCAAGTTTGAGAGATACTGGAACGATTACCGCCGTAAAGACGAGACGAAAACCTTTTTGGGCTTAGCTGAACTGGAAAACTGGATGTTCGGCCAGATGCAGCAGGATTACACTAAAGATTTTGTGATGACATTCCCGACGCCGGCGGCAGCCGTCCGAATCAAGGCTGACGGTCCGTGGGCCATCGAGTTTCGTCCCAAATGGGGCGAGGAGAATATCTGGGTTCACCTGATTGAGAACGGCGCAGGAATCATCTTTTCCGACGGCAAATTTACCGCTGGTCTCAAACACTGGACACGTGAGGTTCAGGAGTGGCTGACGCATTGTGAGGAGCGCCGCAAAAGCCCAAAGTTCAATTTTGCGGGAGTAAATGCCTCCCTGGAGCGTTGGTTCGCCCAAGTCCGCTGGTGCGCCGAGGATGTGATCGCCGCCGCAGAGCGGAACGGCATAACACTCACCCCGGCGCAGGCTGAGAAGTGGCTGGAAAAGAACGAGCGTTGGTTCAGAGAGATGCTCACCGAGTACGGCAACGAAGTGCTGGCCTCTGCCAGCAAGGAAAGTTTTGAGGAGGTTTCGAGATGAAGTACAAAGTCAGAGTGAGCGAACTCCGCTACGGCGAAGTTGAGGTAGAAGCTGCGTCCGAGCGAGAGGCAAAGAACAAAGCCACCCGCATGGGGTTCAACTTCTTCGATTCTGAAATCACCGACATGACCGCTGAAAAGGTCGTGTCGAATGACCCGATGAGCGTCATCGAGCGGCTGGAACGGTGGGCAAAGGGCGACACCTGTGACAACTGCCCTGCTTGTGATGACACGGTATTTCAGGCGGCAGAGATGCTGCGCAAGGCGTATCTGGACGAGGACGGTCCTCGGACGAACATCGTCACCGAGCTTTGTCCGCACTGCGAGCGTGAGGTTGAGATGTTCTGGGACACCGACGTAAATGGCTTTAAGGCATTCTGCCCTTACTGTGGCGAGCGTCTGATGCTTTGCGATGAGTGTCTCCACAGCGGGACAAGTAACTGCGACTATTCCAATAACACGGACAGCTGCCGGCATAACCCTCCTGTCCCTGCGGCGGCTAAACATAAGTTGTGGATGCGTCTCGGCGTGACACTGAACATCACGGACGATGAGGCCGACGCCATCATGGGAGAGGACAAGCACAATTCTACGCTCACGCTTCGCAGTGTGCTTCGTGCCGGTCGTTTCGAGCCTGACGGCGACAGCTACATACCCGGCGAAAGTATCGAGAGCTACAACCACGTCCACGGAACCGAATATGACGACACGGACGTGGACTTCAATCTGTGAGGAGGAATGCACAATGGATATTAAGCGCGGAGACATCTGGTACATCGAGAGCGGGTACAGCGTGGGCAGTGAACAGCGGGCGGGGCGTCCCGCCATCGTGGTGTCCAACAACCGCAACAATCAGTACAGTGGTACGGTAGAGGTTGTGTATCTCACCACGCAGCCCAAGCGGGACCTGCCCACCCACGTCACCATCAGCAGCCTGAGCCGTGAGAGCACGGCTCTGTGCGAGCAGATCACTTCTGTGTCTACCGAGCGGTTTGGCTCCTACCGCGGGGCTGTCACCGACGAGGAGATGGAGGACATCGAGGAGGCGATGATGATTTCCCTCGGTCTTGCGCCTCATGCGGCTGCCGAGCCGAGGGGAGACCCCCCCCCCATTCTGGAAACCCGCCTTGCTGAATCCGAAGCACGGTGTTCGGAGCTGCGGCAGATGTACAATAGCCTGTTGAGCAAGATGCTTAACCGGTGAAAATGTAAAACGGCGAGGGCTGACAACCCTCGCTGTTTTACGACTTTAAGTTTCTTTTTGGCAAAATTTTTTCGGAAAAAACTTGACTTTTACGACTAAAAGTGCTATAATGAGAATGTAAAGAAAGAGGAACCCGGTTGAGGAAAGGAGGACAAAAGATGACCTGCGGAAAATGCAAACACTGCAAGCCGAACGACATCTGCAACGGCGATCACGAATGCACTGCGAAGAACATTGAGGTGTCGCAGGACGATGACATCCGCTTCTACGGTGAGAAGAATAACGAGCCGTGCGGGTGCTTTGAAATGGCGGACTAAAATATAGGCAAATTCAGCAGACCATCATGATAGATAGCTGAATTTGCCTATATACGGAAACCCGCCAGAAATGGCGGGTTTCTTCTATTTTGCAAAGGAGTTGGTACTTATGAAAGACATCACGGAATTCAAGGCATGGCTCAACAAAGAAATCAGCCAATACCCGTTGATCGCAAAGAGTAATCCGCTCTCACTGAATGAACTATGTTATGTTCTTCGGCTCAGCGGAAAGGATTTTGCTGTTTGCTGGAATAACGACAGCGGGTTCAGTTGCATTCCTTCCATCGCAGAATCCTATATCCCGTCTCGTGACTTGTCTCTGAAAGTGAAGCTCGTGGACTACGATTCCGCAGATGAATCAGAAGACATCGAGGGCTGCCTGCGGGTCGAAATTATCCGCAAGGTAATTCGCTCGAGTGCCGACATCGAAAAGGCTCTTGAAGATTGGGGACGCGAACTTACGGAAATCCACACACTGCTCGGCTGCTGCGAACTGTTGGCTGGAATGGCGGAGGAGGCCGCGGAGCTGTCCCAAGCGGCTTTGAAACTGCGCCGAACGATTGACATGAGCAACCCCACGCCGGTGAGCACAGGCGAAGCCTCGCACAAGCTAAACGAGGAGTTTGCCGATGTGGTTCTGTGTGCAGCGGCGCTGGGGCTTGACCGTGAAGAAGTTGAGCGGTTTATCAGAGAGAAAGCCGCTCGGTGGTCCATGAGATTGGAGGTTGACGAATGAATGATTAAGGAAATGACAATTAACGATGCCACCCACAAGTGGGTCGGCGAGTTCAACGCTATCCCGCAGGGTATGATTGAACGGCTCATGCGGGCGGCTCCCGACGAGTGGGAGGAACTCACCCTCCCCCACGCAGGCAGCAGGGTTCACGTTTTTGACCTGCCTGACAGCTGCGACACGCTGGAACACCTCGGCGAAATCGTGGCGTATGCCGCAGACCTCGACAAGTACCGGGTGGATCTGGACGGCGGCCCGTCCATTCTCGTGGAGCCTGACAATTTGGAAGTCGTGGACGAAGCCCTGCTCCCAATGTGGGGTACGATGTGGAGTTTCGGCGATTCCTGCGACGACTACTGGCTTGAATATGCGGACGGCGTTCAGGTGATGTCCGACTGCGGGTTCCGTGTTTACCAGCACGAGGAGTGGGGCTTTTTCTTCGGTATTGACGGCGCAGGGTACGACTTTTACAGCGAGCACTGGATTCCGCTCTACAAAAGGCGCGGATTGCAGTGGCACGACCCCGCCGCAGAAAAAGCTGAGGAAATGCGCAACAAGGGCTACCGGATTGCGAAGCTCGGCGGCAGAAACGTGTGGGTCGATAAGAACGGCAACTTTGTTGAGGAGGCCGTGGCTGAGTGTGCGACCTGCCGATGGCGTAAGTGCCACCAGAAATGCACCTGCTGTCGCAGGAATGGCAGTTTGAAAGATTGCTACGAGGAGGTGTGATTGATGAACCGCAACACGGCTGACCGCATTATCGTCACGAGCAACGCTCGCATGGAGCGGGTTCTGGATTGGTATTTCGACAACTTCAAATGGCTTGACCGTGAGAAGTTTCTGGCTCCGATGGAATCGGGTGTGGTAGAGCTTTGCGAGGAACAAATTGAATTCACGTTCGAGAGCAAGGGTAGCTGGGTGGAGATGGCGGTCTACATCACTGTGAAGCCGAACCTCCCGCCGGTTGTGATGTTCGACTACGACCCCGCCACGACGGAAATCAGGAACCGCCGTATCGCCCCGATGGGCAGTCAGCCGGTTGTGGATCAGGAACTGCTCAGTGTGCTCCTCTCGATGGATGACACGTGCAGGAAAGAGGCTCGGAAGTACCATGCGCTCATGCTGTTCATGGCCTACTACCGGGAGGAGGTCAAAGTTGAGCAGCGAGTTGAGCGCCGCCCCGCCAAGCACAAGAAGAAAAAGCGCACGGCACAGGCCAGCCGCTCATTCGCCGCATTTACACCGTGACTGACTTCGACAGCACGGCGCTGGTAAAGCCCGAACAGGCTAAGCGCGGCTACACCAAGCCCGACCATGAGGTCAACGTCCGAGGCCACCTGCGCCGGTACAAGTCCGGCAAGGTGGTTTGGGTCAAGCCCTCGGTCAAGTATAAGGGCAAGACTGCCCACCACAAAGAATACGAATTATGACAGGAGGAACCAAAATGAAAGCAACTGGACAAATCCGTCGGATTGATGACCTCGGCAGGGTTGTCGTTCCGAAAGAGGTTCGTGTGAATCTCGGCATTCGCGATGGCGATGCGTTTGAGATTTTCACCACGGAGGACCGGAGAGGCGTGGTCTTCCAGAAGTACAGTTTTGACACGCCGGTAGCGCAGGCTCTGAAAAGCCTGCGCGTGGCGGTTGAAGACAGCGAGCTGTCCTGCCGCAAGGAGTTTTTGCAGAGCATCACCGAGCTTGAAGCCCGACTGAAATTGGAGGAAGATGAGTAATGGAGTTTTTGAAGTTTATCTTTTCCAGCCCGTGGATTTGGCTTGGCTTTCTGATTCTGGTCTGCTGTGTTCTGAAATACATGGTGGATCTGGTGAGCGCTCTCCGCGCAAAGCGGAAAGTTCACACATTCAAGACAAGCGACGGCAGCTGGCAGGTGCTTGTTGAGAACGCTACGCACAATGACGTTGAGGCCGCGATGGTTCGGCAAGAATTGCGTGAACATCTGCGTGAGCAGTTGAAAGATAAGGAGGTAGACCAAAATGATTAAAAACTTTGAGCCGCAGCCCTACGACGGGCTAAATCCGCTGCCGAGTTATGTAACGAATGTCTCATCGTTCACACTGACTGGCTCGGTTCCGGGCGGCTATGAAATTACCCTCGCAAAGCTGACGGTTGGCGAATCGGTGAGCGCGGGCAACCCGCTCTCCCATGCCCTGTTTGAGAGCTTTGACGACCACGGGCGCAGAATGAAAGCCACCAGAACCCGCGTGAGCGGGTTTGACCGCGAGTTTGTTGCGGTCAAGAGCGCGATGTCTGGGTGTGGCTTTGCGTTCCACCCCGCTCTGCCGGGGGCTTGTGAGACGATACTTTACGCGCTTGGGGAGTTTTTTCAGGCGCAGAACCCTGAGATAGCGGAGGTGGCCGTCGTGTCACAAAGCTGTCATTGACCCGTCATATAGGAGAGTGATAAAATGATACCGTCGGATTTTATAATTACACACGCGCCCATGCACCTGCACTTGGAGATTTTGAAGAAGTGCAACTTCTTCTGGCTCCGAGACATCCGCAACGTGGACATATCGCAGTGCTGCGCAAAATGCTTCATCGGCGACAAGGACAACCGCGTCTATTACGGAACGCTGCACAAGTCCAACGCCGTCGTTGACATTATCGTCAAGCAGCACCCACACGCCAAAGCATACTACCTTTGCGGTTTGAGCGACGGCTTTGTGTGGGAGCTGAACACCCATGTGGCATTCGTGCCTGACAGCAATTCCGAAGTCAGGATTGAGAACGACAGAATCAAGCTGCACATCACGAATGCCCGCCGCATCCACTTCTGGGATTATGTGCCGAACCCTCCGGGGAATTACACCAAAGAGCAGCGGTCTTGCCGCAACTGGATATTCGCAAACTACCTAAAGGATGGGATGCCGTTATGATCGTTAGCGCAAGCAGGCGGACTGACATCCCGGCACTGTTCTCCGAGTGGTTTTACAACCGTGTTGGGAAAGGATTTGTCCTCCTTAGAAACCCATACAACCCTCTACAAGTCGGGCGTGTTTCACTCACGCCCGACAAAGTAGACGGGTTCGTTTTTTGGACCAAGAATGCCGCGCCTATGCTCAACAGGATTCACGAGCTGGACGCATTCAAATATTATTTCCAGTACACCATCACGCCTTACGGTCGGGATGTCGAGAAGAACATCCCCGACAAGCATGAGGTCGTGATACCGGCGTTCAAGAAAATCGGAGCCGATAAAGCCATCTGGCGATATGACCCGGTGTTCTTGAATGACCGCTACACTTGGGACTACCACATTCGGGCGTTCACGAAAATCGCGGAGGAATTGGAGGGCTGCACCTCAAAGGCCGTTATGAGTTTCGTGGATTCGTACCGCACGGTAGACCTCAGACCGCTGAATATCCAGCCGCTCACAACTGAGCAGCAGACGGAGCTGGCGCAGCAGCTATCCGAGATAGCCGCCCGGCACGGGATTGTCCTCTCCTCCTGCGCGGAGGAGCTGGGGCTGCCCCATTCCAGCTGTGTAGACGGCAAGATGTTCGGCGTTGATAAACCGAAAGACCGCAATCAGCGCGGGCTGTGCCAGTGCGTTGAGAGCGTCGATATTGGCGCATACAGCACCTGCCGCAACGGTTGCGCCTACTGCTACGCAAACCACTACGGCTACGTTCAGGACCCGCCTGACGCGGACTGTGACCTGCTTGGGCCTCCGCTGAACGGCAACGAAAAAATCAAGCAAAGGAATTGATACCATGATTGAGAAAGTAAACCCGTCCCACCCGGACAAAATCGCCGACAGGATTGCCGGCGCTATCGTGGACTTGGCCTATCAGGTTCAGGATGACCCCAAGGTCGCAGTTGAAGTCCTCATCGGGCATGGCGTGTGCCATGCCATCGTCGAGACCTCCGCTCCCATGCTCCGGCCAGAGGTGCTGAGGGCGATCCATAACGCCATCCACCGCATCGCGGGGTTTGTGCAAATCGACCTCTGCATTGTTCCGCAGGACGCCCACCTCGCTGATAACCAGCAGGCTGGTTTCCGCTGCGGCGACAATGGCATCTTCAAGGGAATGCCGCTGACCGAGGAGCAGAAGACGCTCTCCCGCGTCGCCCGCGACATCTACCAGAAGTACCCCTGCGACGGAAAATACATTCTGAGCGGGGATAAGCTCATCATTTGTCAGAGCAACGCTGCAAGGGCTGACATCGAGCGGCTGTACCCCACCGCAGAAATCAACCCGCTCGGCGATTGGACCGGTGGCACAGATGTGGACACCGGCGCCACCAACCGTAAGCTCGGTTCCGACATGGCTGATTCCGTGACCGGAGGCGGGCTGCACGGCAAGGACCTGTCCAAAGCCGATGTGTCCGTCAACATCTACGCTTTCCTCAAAGCGCAGGAAACCGGCAAGCCGGTTGAGCTGTGCTGCGCCATTGGAGACGACGAGATTGACGGAAAGCCCTACCACGAAATCGTGGAAATCGCCCGCAAGTTCATCAAGGACGCGGGAGGCTTCGAGGCGTTCGCCGAGTGGGGCCTGTTCTAAAACCTAATACAGTAAAACATGGGAGCTGTACGAGTGTGTGCAGCTCCCTTTTTTATGCTCAGTTACAAGGAGGACGAAACATGGAGATTGTCTACAAGAGGGTTGACGACCTCATTGAGTATGAGGGAAACGCCCGACGGAATGACGCGGGCGTGGCAAAAGTCGCCGAGAGTATCCGTGAGTTTGGGTTCCTGAACCCTATCACGATTGACCCGAACAACGTCATAATCGCAGGGCACACCCGCCTGAAAGCCGCCAAGCAGCTGGGGATGGAGGAAGTACCCTGCATCGTTCAGAATCTGTCCGAGGAGGACGCAAAGCTGGCTCGTATCATCGACAACAAGAGCCACGAGTATTCTACGTGGGATGTCGGCAAGCTGCATCAGGAGCTGAACGGCATCGGCCTTGACTTCAAGACCACGTTCTTTACCCCGAACCGTGACCGCAAGTTCTTCAAGGACAACAAGTTCCTCATTTTTGGCAACAACGAGCTGCCTATCACCGAGGACGAGTACGCCCGCCTGAAAGCGGTTTACGATGACTACATCAGCAAAAATAAGACCTATCTGGGCTTTGTCATGTTCCTGACGGGAGGTGAGGCAGAATGAATATCAGAGAAATTTCCGTCTCTCGACTGAGAGATTACGAAAACAACCCGCGCAACAACGACCTCGCGGTTGAAAAGGTCAAGTACAGTATCGAGCGGTTCGGTTTCCTGTTCCCTGTTGTTGTGGACATGAACTACACTATCGTTGCCGGCCACACTCGTGTGCGCGCCTGCCGTGAGATGGGTATTCAGACCGTCCCCTGCATCGTAGCGGACGAGCTGACTGACGAGCAGATCAACCTGTTCCGTCTGGTGGACAACAAGACCAGCGAATACAGCGATTGGGACTTCGAGAAGCTCAAGGAGGAACTCTCCCTCGTTGACCTGACGCTCGATGAAAACCAGCTCTTGCTGGAACGCTTTGAGCTGACCACAGAGGTGTTCGACATCGAGCCTGAGCAGGCCGAAATCAAAATCCCCGCTTTCAACTTTATGGGTGTCAACGACAGACCCAAGCCCAAGAAGCCTACCGTCCATACCATCGACAGCAACTCTATCATTGGAGAGGAAAATGATGCAGTTGAGGACAAGGATGATGGAATTGGCTCTGCACCGGAGGTTTCGTATCACGAGCCTGTGATCCATGCCGACGCCCCTGCTCCCGCTCCTGCGCCTGCCGACAGCCCCGCCGCTCCTGTTGCGGAGAGTGCGGTTCCTGCTGCTGATGATGGTGAGCCTAAGAAAAAGGAATCTAAGGCGGTCCTGCCGTTCTGCCAGTTCCGCTTTGGCGATGTGTCGTTCTTCATCTCTCAGGTGGAGCTTGACCGCATGAACGCCAAGTATCAGGAGTACATTGATTCCGGTGCAATCTTGAGCGGCAGCTTTGCCGATTATCTTCTGAAAGGAGTGGAGAACCGTGATTGATTTCGTAGAGAAAGTGCCTATCGGGGAGGTCACGGGGTCTGAGTACAACCCCCGCTCCATTACCCCGGAGGCGTTAGAGGCGTTGCAGCACAGCATTCGCCGTTTCGGTATGGTGAAGCCGCTCATCGTCAACGCCACCAATAACGTGATTACCGCCGGCCACCAGCGAAAGAAAGCTGCGACGGCGATTGGGCTGGAATATCTGCCGTGCATCAGAATCAACAGCCCGAATTTGCAGGACGAGATCCTGTTCAACCTCATGCACAACTCCATCGAGACGAGCAAAACTTCTGTTCGCCTTGAGGAGTTCACAGTGGGCGGCTACCATTACTGCCCGTCTGACAAGGTACACATCGAGAGCGAGCCGAAGAATGTGCTTATCTGCTCCGAAATCACGAAGCTGATGTCCCGCTATGGCGAATGGGGCAGCGTCGTGACCGACGGGGATGGAAACGTCATTCTTAACGCCGAATACGCCTACTGCTCCAAGAAGCTGGGCTACGGCGTTCTGAGCTACGCCATTCCGAACGAGGACGTTGCCGAGTTCCTTGAGTGCATGGGCATCGAGTACGGCAAGTACAACTTCGACAACCTCGGTGTTAAGACCTACCACCAGTTCTTAGCGCAGCCTAAGCGCCTGAGTACCGATGGCCGGCAGTCCAACGCCTCTGTCCTGTACGAGAAGTATGTCATCCCCCGCTTGCAGAAGTCTGACAGCCTTATCGACATCGGCGCGGGACGCATGGCTTACCCGAAGATGCTCAAGTCTAAGGGCTACAATATCCACGCCTACGAGCCGTCCCTGATGGTGAAAGGCGCGAACAAGCTGGATATGAAAGGGATCATCGCCAATATCCTCAACGCCGAGAAGCAGGTCAAGGCTCACGGGCTGTTTGACTACTGCGTGTTGGAGGCGGTTATCAACTCTGTGGTGGACGATGAGTTTGAAAAGGCCGTGCTTACGACCTGCAACGCCGTCCTGAAATCCACAGGTACGCTGATTACCTGCACCCGCAACCTTGCCTACGTCGAAAAGGCATACGACAAGACGAAGCTGTCTGCCGGAGCGGGCGACTGTCTCTGGTATCTGGACGACAAGAATTACACCCTCGGCGTGACAAACGGCATCGTTTTCAAGCAGAAGTTCCACACCCGTGAGAGCTTTGTCGCCCTCCTCGAAAACTACTTCGACAGTGTAGCGGTACTCGCCTGCAACGCTGGCTACATCTACTGCGCCTGCTCGCTACCCAAGCAGTTGCCGACGGAAGTTTACGAGGAGTATCTGGAAAAAGAGCTGAACATCGAGTACCCCGGCGGCTTCAAGCATAACAAGCACGGCGGTCTGATGCACGAGCTGCTCGAAAAGGTAGCGGAGAGGTATGTCTGATGCCAAGCGTCAGAGAAAGGACTTGTTTGAACAGTGGGTAGAAGCCGGTGAGGTAGAAAACAATCTCGCCATCATCCAGTCTCTGTCTATGCAGGGCAAGTCTATGGAGGAGATTGCCGACGTATTCGACATCACACGACGGACACTACAAAAACTCCAAAAGGAGCACCCCGCTTTGGAAAAGGCAATCAAAGCGGGGCGCCTGTCTGTTGTGGCGATGTGCCAAAACAAGTTAATGGAGCGGGTGTCCAGTGGCGACACGACCGCTATCATTTATGCGCTCAAAGTCTACGGCGGTGATTTCTTTAACGACCGAAAAGCGGTCGAGGCGAAGATAACCGGCACGCCGGTTTCTGTTCAGCCGCAAGTTCAGATCTACCTGCCTGAGAGAGATTCGGAGGTAGGTGACGCACGTGAGAAAAAAGACGGAAAAAACAAGTAACAAACCAATCATTATTCGGCCTCAGCAGGGCAAGCAGGAGATGTTTCTGCGCTCTCCCGCTGACATTTGCATTTACGGCGGCGCAGCTGGCGGCGGCAAGACTTACGCCCTCCTGCTTGAGTGTCTGAGACACATCGACAACAAGCTGTTCGAGGCTGTAATCTTCCGACAGTCCCGTCCGCAAATTATGAGCGCCGGTGGTCTTTATGCCACGAGCCAAGAAATATACCCGCATTTGGGTGCGACCAGCGTTCTTACGCCGAACGTCCAGTGGAGATTTCAGTCTGGTGCAAAGGTCACATTCGCTCACATGTTCTATGAAAAGGAGAAATATAACTGGCAGGGTTCCCAGATACCGCTCCTGATGTTTGACGAACTTGTCCATTTCACGGAGAGCCAGTTCTTCTATATGTTCTCCCGTAACCGTTCGACCTGTGGGGTTCGCCCCTACATTCGAGCGACCTGCAACCCCGACGGCGAAAGCTGGGTGGCTCGGTTCATCGACTGGTGGATCGACCCCGAAACAGGGTATGCCGATGAAAGTAGATGCGGAAAGCTGCGATACTTCATCCGCAGGAACAACATCATCCATTGGGCTGATACACCGCAGCAGCTGTATGAGGAGTTTCATCTATACAGCCCGGAGGAGATGGAGGAAGTAAAGTCCGTATCGTTCATCAGCGCAAAGCTGACGGACAACGCGGCCATGATGAAACACGACCCCGGCTACATCGGCGCACTGAAAGCCATGTCCGAGTTCGACCAAGAACAGCTGCTCAACGGTAACTGGAAAATCAGGCGGTCTGCGGGCCACTACTTCAAGCGCTCCAAAGTCGGACAGATGTTCCGCTCCACCCCGACCGATGTTGTCAAGTGGGTGCGGGCATGGGACTTGGCTGCTACGGCCCCCGGCGAAATGGACGATTTGGAGGGGATGCCGCAGGCCATGCGCACCAACCGGCGGGGTGACGAAAGCGCCTATACCGCCGGTGTTTTGCTTGGCAAGCGGAAGAATGGGCGTGTGTTCGTTGCGGATGTCATCAATGTCCGTGAGAACGGCGCTGATGTGCGTCAGCTCATTCTGAATACCGCAGCCAGCGACAATGCGCTTTATGGCAACGTCACGGTCCGGCTGCCGCAGGACCCCGGACAGGCCGGCAAGGACCAAGCACAGAGCTTTGTTCGGATGCTCGGCGGCTACACCGTGACAACCTCACTGGAAAGCGGGGACAAAGTGACCCGCGCCGAGCCTTTCTCCTCTCAATGGCTTGCCGGTAACGTGGATGTGAAGATGGCTGACTGGAACGATGACTATTTCAGGCAGCTTGAAAACTTCCCCGTCGGCAAGCTGAAAGATATGGTGGACGCCTCGGCGAACGCCTATTTGGAGTTAGAAAACGGGAAACCGGAGTTCGGCTTCTCTTTTGGATGAGGTGTGGAATGAGAATATTCAATATCGAAATAACCAGACGAAAACAGGTGCGAGACGCTTATCAGGGCGGCAGCGACAGTTTCGTCTCGCGTTGGGCAAGACCGCCCTCTATGAACACAGCCGAATGGCTGAATATGTTTTCAACCAGTCCCCGCCTTGCGGTCGTTGACCGTATCGCAAGCGACCTCGCAAACATCAGCGGAAAGCTGATGCGTGTTGAGGAGGACGGGACAGAGGTTGAGGTGACGAGCCACCCGTTCCTCGACTTTATGAACCACCCGAACCCGCTGTACGAGATGACGAGTTCGGCGATCTGGCGGCTGCATGAAATCTATCTCATGCTCGTGGGCGAGAGTTTCTTCCTTATCGAGCGGGACGAACGAGGCAGACCGGTAGAGCTGTGGAACGTGCCTCCGCATTGGGTAAAGCTGACGCCGTATCTCGGCAACCCCACATACCAAATCGTCTCATCGGGCGGGCTGACAATGACCGTGCCGGTTGATGATATGTTTGTGATGAAGCAGTTGAACCCGCTCGACCCTTTCCTGCGCGGTCTGGGTATTGCGGAGAGCATCGCGGACGAGGTGGAAATCGACGAGTATGCCGCCAAGTTCCAAAAGCGGTTCTTCTATAACGATGCTACGCCTCCCGTGGTATTCCTCATGCCCGACGCCACCGATGAGCAGCGGAACGCTTTTCTGGCCCGCTGGAATCAGAAGCACCGGGGCGTAGAGAACAGCCACCGTGCGGCAGCTCTTTCCGGCAACGTCGATGTAAAGGAGCTTGGCAGCACCGATGGTAAGAACCTCGGCTTCATTGAGAGCCGTATCGCCATGCGAGACGCTGTTCTCGAACACTTCGGTGTACCCCGTGAAATCATGGGCATCACCGAGAACAGCAACCGCTCAACCGCTGACGCAGCGCAGTACATCTATGCCAAGAATGTCCTGACATCGAGAATCAGGATGCGCGAGGAGGCAATCAACACGCAGCTCCTCCCGATGTTCGGGAGCGGGCTTGTGTGGCGCTTTGACCCTGTTATCCCCTACGATAAGGAGTTTGACAAGGGCAAAGCACTTGACGCCTACAACGCCGGCCTCATCACCAAGAACGAGGCAAGAGAGCTGCTCGACCTGCCTGATGTTGACGGTGGGGATGTCTACAAGGTCTCTATCAACGACCTGTTCCTGAACGAAACTGACGACCCCGCAGAGCTGTCGCAGACCATGATGCAGGAGGATCTGGCGGCGCTGTCTGACGGTCCTGTGTATGGCGAGAAGTCCCGCCGCATGAACGTGGCGGCCATGCTGCGGCGTGAAGCTGTGGCGGTGCAGAAAAATGAACGGTTGTTTGAGGCAGCGGTGTCCAAACACTTTGCGGACCAGCAGACCGCAATAGCGGCAGCCCTCGGCAACACAGTAAAGGCCGATGCGTCTGACGTGTTCTCGGAGCTGTCCGAATATCTGCTCCCAGACGGCACGTTCGACCCCGACCTGTGGGCGCAGCTGCCTGAGATTGAACAGCAGCGGCTTGCCGACGCAATAGCGGCAGGGCTGCTCGATTGGAACAAAGAAGCTGAAAAGCTGATGGACCTGTTCAATCCGCTGTGGCGAAAGACCTATGACGACGGGGCTGCGCTCAGTGAGGAAAGCTACGGATTGACAAGCCTTGACCGCCCGGAATTCGTATCTTCTGCCAAAATCAATGGCGGCAAGCGCATCGTTGGCATTGAGCGCACCACACGGGACAAGATTGCGGACATCATCGTCCGGGGCGTCTCCGAGGGCCTCAGCCAAATCAGCCTGCGTGAATCCATTCAGGACACGATGGGTGCAACCAAAGCACGGGCAAAGCTGATTGCCCGACAGGAAACCATGACCGCACTGGCGACAGGTCAATTTGACACAATGAAAGCCGCTGGTGCTAAGACAAAGACGTGGCATCACAGGCCGCAGAAAAATCCCCGTGATGGCTCTCACGGACCGAACCACGTCATATTGGACGGCGAGACGGTGGCGATTGACGCCAAGTTCTCAAACGGGCTGCGCTATCCGCGTGACCCGAATGACCCTCGCCCCGAGGAGCTTATCAACTGCCGGTGTTATCTGACATACGGCGGTTTTTAAGATGCCCTAAACTCTGAGGAAAGGAGGAAAACCGTATGGCAAGCAAGGGAAAACGTACTGCTGGAAAAGCGCCGGCAACCCGCGAGTATAAGTCGTTTAAGTTCGAGCTGGAAAGCGCGGACGAGAGTGGCGAGTTCTCCGGGTACGCTGCTGTGTTTGGGAACAAGGACAGCGGCGGCGACATCATCGAAAAAGGCGCGTTCTCCAAGACCATCAGGGAGGATTTTGACCGCATCAAAATCTTGTCGCAACACACCGATTGCGAACTGCCCATCGGCAAGCCGCTGGAATTGCGCGAAGATGATAAGGGTCTTTTCATCCGGGGCAAAATCAGCGACACCGCCAAAGGCCGCGACATTCAGACGCTTATGAAAGACGGTGTTCTGAATGAGCTGTCCATCGGCTATGACGCTGTTGAGTTCGATTACGACAGCGAGCAGGGTGTGCGCCGGCTGAAAGAAATCAAGCTCTGGGAAGTTTCTATCGTCACTTGGGCGATGAACGACCAAGCTAAGATTGATGAGGTCAAGTCTTTGGTGGAGGGCCTTAGAACCGAAGTCAAAACGGGCAAAATCACCCGCGCAAGACTGGACGCTTTGAAGCCTTTCATCGCGGTAGTCCGTGAGCTGGCTGACATTCTCGGCCCGTTTCTGGAACCCGCCGCACCTGATGACCCGCCTGTGCAGAACAACATCGTGAAGTCCAACAACCCCGTCAAGCAAACCAAGAAATCGGAAATTGTCTTCGAGATTATCCCGTAACACAAGGAGGAATTTGAAATGAAACTTACTCAGGAACAGCTCGCTGAGCTGATTGCCAAGGTGTTTACCAACCTCGACGAGAAGCGAAAGGCTTGCAAGGAGAACGGCGAGGCCGTGTCTGACGGCATTTCCACCGAGGAGATCCTTGCGGAAGTGACCGCTATCCTTGAGGGCGAGGGCGAGGGCGGCGTGACCGACCCCACTGCCACCAATGACCCCACCAATCCCGCTCCTACTGCCGACCCTGTTGCCGGTGATAAGGGCGAGGGTGAGGGCGTTTCTCCTGAACTCATCGCTGCCATCATCGCGGCTCTTGAGGGTCAGGGCGTCAAGAGCGCCGCTGGCGCCGGCGAGAAGAAGTCCGGCGGTCCCGGTGTTCAGAAGCAGCCCGAGCGCAAGTACGCCAACCTGTTTCTCTCTACCGGCTCCGGTCCCGACGGTGTGAAGCAGAACTCTTTCCAGACCCGTATCGCGTCCATGTCCGCACCTGAGCGCCGCAAGACCGCTTACGGTATGTTTGGCCGTGCTGTGAAGTGCATCCACGCCTCCGGCGGCGACATTGAGAGAGCGGCTTTCACCGCCGAGCGTAAGTTCGGCGATGCGGATATGGCGCGTGAGTTCAAGGCGCTGTCCGCTACCGTTCCCGCTGACGGCGGATACCTCGTCCCCGAGGTGTACGCCAACGAAATCATCGAGCTGCTCTATCCGTCCACCGTCATTTACAGCCTCGGCGCCCGCCGTCTGGGAATGGCGAACGGCAACCTGAACATCCCCAAGATTAAGACCGGCTCCCGTGCTATGTTCGCCGGTGAGAACCGTGCCATCTCTCGCAGCGCACCCAAGTTCGGCAACCTCAAGCTGTCTGCCAAGAAGCTGACCGCCCTCATCCCCATGAGCAACGACCTGCTCCGCTCCACCAACTTTGACAATGATGTCATCGTCGGTCAGGACGTTACCAAGCAGATGGCTCTGGGTGTTGACTACGGCGCACTGCTCGGCACCGGCGGCGAGTTCCAGCCTCTGGGCATTACCAAGAACAAGGGTGTGCTCAACATCGACGTTACCAGCATCGACACCGAGTATTCCAGAAATCAGGGTGTTCTGACTGCCGCGTTCCCGAACTATCTGGTGGCGTCCGTTTTGAAGAACAATGTTTATGCTGACGGTCTGGGCTTTGTGTTCAACACCAGCGTGGAGCAGTTCTTCAAGTCCCTGCGTGATGAGGTCGGCGGTTTCATCTTCGCTAAGGAGATGAACGAGAACGGCACTCTGGTGGGCTATCCCTACAAGACCACCAATCTGCTTGAAACCACCGGCGGCAAGACCCAGATTGTGTTCGGCAACTGGAACGACCTCGTTATCGGTGAGCAGGGCGCACTGGAAATTGAAACCAGCCGCGAGGGTTCTTGGACGGATGACGCGGGCAACCTCGTTTCCGCTTTCGAGAACGACCAGACCCTCATCCGTGCTATCAACAACGTGGACACCGGCCTGCGCCATGACGAGAGCTTTGCTGTGGCTACTAAGGTCTCCGTCCCTGTGTAATGTGAGGAGGTAGCTGAATATGAAAAGAGAACTCATCCAGAACATCAAGGTGATTCCTTATAAGAGCGGGGACGCCATCGACCGCGAGAGATTCCTTTCCGGGGTCCTCGCGGTGTCCCTCGGCGCGGCCTCTGGCGAGCCTACCGGAATCACCGTGAAGATTGCCGTTACTGAGTGTGACACTCAGGGCGGCGGCTATACCGCCGTCAAGGACAAGCACGTGTTCATCGACCATACTGCCGATGGTGATGGCGCTATCACCCTCACCGCCGACAAGTCCGGCAACGAGCTGCACAACCTCGACCTTGACCTTGCGGGCTGCAAGAAGTTCATCAAGATTACCGTCACCGTGAACTGCGCCGGCGGCACCGGCCCCAAGTGCGATGCCACCTGCGCGATTGCGCTGGGCGACAATGCCGTCCAGCCCGTGTAAGGAGGGCTGATTATGTCTCGCGTGTATAAGCAGCAGACGGGACCTACCGACAACAAGGCTGAGGTTCCCGCAAAGGAGACTAAGCGCACCAGAACCACCAAGCCCGTCGAAAGGGACGAGCCGAAAGAAGACAGCAACGACGGCGAATAGCCGTCGTTGCCCCATTTAGGAGGCCCTTATGCTTGCAGAGAACGCATTGACTACCCTTGAACGAATGAAGCTGATGCTCGGCTTATCCGACATCGAGGACGAAAAGGTCAACCTGGTTGTCGAACTGCTGATAAATAAGGCTTCTTCGTGGATCGAGCGTCAGACCGGCAGACATTTGGGCAAACGCTCGTACCGTCAGTGGTACGATGCGGATGGGCAGCAGGAACTTGTCACGGTAGAATACCCCATCATCAGCGTTGAGTATGTCAAGGAGGAGGGCCGATTGGTAAACCCGAACCGCTATGACTATTCTCAAACCGGAGATGTGGGAGTTATCTACCGTGACGAGGGATGGCTGAAAGCCGGGTATCGAAAAGGTCTGGCGTATGACATCGTTGCGCCAAAGCGCGTTATCGAGGTGAGCTACACGGCTGGGTATGTCCTGCCGAAAGACGCCACCGATGACGAGCCGCAGACCCTCCCCGCAGACCTTGAGGGGCTTGTGTGGGATATGGTGTCACAGGCGTACACGAACCTGCAAAATGGGTCGCAGGGCCTCAGCTCGTTCTCCATTTCCGATGTAACGTGGAACTTCGACAAGACACAGAAATCGGAGTGGATGCAGCTCGTAAATCTGTATCGGAGGTATTGATTATGGATGTCAATGTTATCCTGAACGATTTTGAGCGGCTGAAAAAAGCCTGCGACGATATGGCCGGCAAGAAGATCCTCGTGGGTCTTGTCGGCGGCGCAGATTCCGAAGTTCTGAAAATTGCCATCGCCCACGAGTACGGCACGGAGAAACTGCCGGAACGGTCCTTTATCCGAGCGAGCTTTGACGCCGACCAAGCCAAGCTGGGCGAAATCGTGTCGGGAGCAATCGGAAAGGTGCTGTCTGGACAGACCTCCGCAGATGCCGCCGCCAACGCCATTGGCGCACAGGCGGCCCAGATGGTGCAGAACTTCATCGACGACAACCGGGTAAAGCCGCAGTCGGATTTCACCAAGAAAACGCAGCACACGACGCTGTATGAGACCGGTACGCATATCCGCGACCGTATCACATACAAGGTTGAGGAGGTATGACCCATGTTTTTCGCAACTCCAAAACTGCCGAGGGCGCTGCTGCACATACTGACAGTTTCCAACAGGACGTTCGTGCGTGACCCCGCAGCCGGCGGGCAGTCCAGACCTGTTGACGAGCCGGTAACATCCTTTTGGGGAATTGTGATGCCGCTCTCCAATCTGGACCTGAAACGCTTGCCGGAGGGGTCGTACACGTACAATTCTCAGAAGCTCTACACCGATGACCCCGTGGAAATTAAACCGGGGCAGGTCATTCTGGACACCTACGACGGGCAGAAATACACCGTCTCACAGGAACTCTCCCACAATTCCATCCACCCGATGGTTCGCTATATTGTGGAGGGGGTGAAAAAGTGACATTCGCTCAGGCCCGTAACGCGATTGTGTCCGGGTTGGAGGCCCACATCGGCTGTCCTGTCAACCTGTCAGAGCAAATCGCAGATATGCCCGAATACCCATACTGCTATTACAGCGTTCTCGCTCCGAGAATACCGGAGTATTCGTTCGGCTTGCAGGAGATTGTTGATGCTCCCGACGGGCCGCTGCTCGTCCGTTCCGAACAGGTGTCGGCTACCATGTCGTTCACCTTTTGCAGCACGAATCGGGAAACCGAGGACGGCTACATCTTTGGCGAGGACGAGGCGCTTGAACTCGCGGAAAAGGCGAACGGCTTTTTCCTGCTCAACGCCCACAATATCCAGACCGAGCAAGGCGAGGTCGTGATAGTAAACGTGGGGTCAGTCGCAAGCCGTTCCAGCTTTTTCGTGGAGGACACGATACGCAGGTACGGGTTCGATATTCGTTTCTCCTATGTACGAACCGACACGATGCCCGCTACTCTTGTGGAGCGTCCGGGAAACCCCATAGGGGATATTAAGCAATAAAGGAGGAATCGCCAAATGGCAAAAGACGTAATTGTCGTTGTGCAGCGGGACGCGCTGCCCAGCGAGAAAGAGAGCCTCGACATTCTCCTTGTATCTACCACCGGGGCTTATCCGGTCGGAACGTACAGAGATGTTGAGAGCGTAAAAGCCGTGTACGGCCCAGAGGGAGCTTGTCCCAACGCAAAGGTCGTGCGCAAGGCTACCACCCTGCTCAATCAGGGTAAGACAACGCTGGCTACCAGCCTCGTGAGCAAGTTCAAAATCGTCAGCTTTGACCCTGCCAATCCCGTTGTGGCTGCGGCTGCAAAGCTCGTCTGCACCTTTAGCGGGTCTGTTGACATCGCCGCAAGAAAGAACCTCTGGTTCCGTTTCGGCGGGGACAGCAAGGCTGTTGTGAAGATCACCGCATCTTCCGCTGTGACTTCTGCAAACGACCTCGCTGCGCTGTTCAACAGCACCAGCTTCACCAAAGGCGGCAAGACCTATTCCGCTGCGGTGTCCGATGCGACCGTGACCTTTACCGCCACCGAGGAGGGAGAGGCAGACACCATTCCTGAAACTGTGGACGTGTTCACTGACGAGCACCTGTCCAAGCCTGTAACTACCGAGTGTACCGCCCCTACCGCCAAGTTCACCAACGGCAAGGACGCGAAGACCGCGGCGGAGAGCTTCATCGAGCAGATTAAGAAGTTCCAGTCCGAGGTTGACAACGACTGGTACTATCTCCTGACCGACAAGGACGAGGACGAGTACGTCATCGCTCTGGCGAAGTTTGCGGAGGCCAGCGAGCCGAGCGAGGCAGAGCTGGGCGCAGGTGTGGAAGACCACCGCAAGTTCTACATGGGCCAGACCAGCAACAAGGCGTTCGTGTGCAACACCGCCCGTGCCGCTGTTATCTATGCCGATGCAGACAATCTGAATGAGGAGCCTGACGCCTCCTATACGGGCAACGTGGGACCGTTCTACCCCACCAGCGTAACGTGGAAGTTCAAGCGCCCGCAGGACGGCAACGCCTCCACGACCAAGCTCATCACGCTCCCCCTGCTCACTGACGGCGAGCGGGAGGCCCTGCTTGAAAACCACGTGAACTTCTTGACCGAGGAGTATAAGCGCCAATACGTAAAGGACGGCACTTGCCTCAACGGTGAGTTCATCGACGTGGTTCTCGGCGGGGACTGGATCGCCAAGCGTATGCGCGACCTGCTCTATGACATCCTGCTGGAAAACGCCAACATCAACTACGGTGACGACGGGTTCGGCATGATTGGCACGGCGGTATTGCAGGCTCTGGCAGAGGCCACGGACCTCAACATCATCGCCCGCGACCCGGAGAGCAAGACCGGCGTGTTCACCGTTGTCATTCCGAAGTATGCGGAGAGCACCGAAGACCAGCGCCGCAACCGTGTGATGCCCGACATCACGTGGGAGGCTCAGCTGGCAGGCGCAGTCCATCAGGTAAAAACCAAAGGCGTCCTCCGTGCGACGCTGTAAAGGAGGGATAGACCATGTTAGCTACATTTGACCCGATGAAAGTCAATGTGTCTTTCAACAACCGGCAGCTCCGTATGTTCGGCGAGAGTATGTTCACGCTGGCCCGTGACGAGGCCAACGTCACGCTGAAAAAGGGTGTAAAGGGCGACAGCACCTACATCCTGAATGCGAACAAGGCGGGTAAGCTCACCATCACGCTGTTGCAGGATTCTCCTGACGTGGCGTACCTTGAGCAGTGCGCCGAGAAGAATGTGATGGCAAACCTCGCCATCACGGACGCCAACGACAGCGGCTCCGTTTTCTTCGCCCAGAACTGCATGGTGGAGAAGCTGCCTGACAGGGCGAGAGGTAAGGAGGCCGCCGATGTCTCCATCGTGTTCCTCATCCCTGACATTCAGCTGTAATGGCTGAAACATTGAGCTGAAACATCTCGCCCGAATTCAAGTATTAGGCGCGAAAGTCTAAGTTTAGGCGGGAAATTCAACAAGATGTTTCAGCCCCGAATGTTTCAATGTTTCGGCCAATGTATCGCCAATGTTTCGGCTAAAACCCGCACCGTTACTGGCTTTTATGGGTGTCTGAAACATTGAAACATTCATTCTTAATAGAGTGTGTAAATAGGGAGAATAGAGAGTAATGTGTATCACCGTCTCCCTAATGCGCCTATACGCGCGTAATGTATAAAACGCCAATGTTTCAGAGGAGGATTGACCTATGGCAAGAACTAAAACCGTCGTCGTCAACGATGTTGAGTACCAGCTGCAAAGCGTGAATTTCACGTGGTACTCCAACCTGACTGACCTCTACATCAACCCCGCCAACGGCAGAAAGAACACGGCGAAGTACGCCGACGCTCTTATCAAGGGCTGTGTAACCGCCCCCGCTGAGGTGGCAAAGGCCGGTCTGAAATACTTCGACGAACAGGATGATCTCGCTACTCCGGGCGAGCTGGTGCGCGAGATCGAATCCTTTCTTAGCGAACGAACTAAACCGCAAGGCCGCTGAAAGCCGCGCTCGTAAGAACGAGCGGTTTTGGCGGCTTGTGTTCTGCATGGGCGGCGTGACCTATTCGGAGCTTAAAGAGATGGACCTGTATGAATTCTCTGAGACTGAACAGGCCCGCCTGCTCTGGCAGGACGAATGGAATAAGAAAGATTGAGAGGAGGGATGAACTGTGGACGAGGCCCGCAGTGTATCGTACAGCATAAATGTACGCGCCAACACATCGCAGGCAGAAGCCAGCATTCGCAACGTCACGAGCAGTCTTGGCGATTTGCAGGGCAGCGGCGGCAGAATCAATATCAGTGCGGATAGCTCTCAGGCTAATTCGAGCATCCGAAATGTCACGAGCAATCTCGGCGGTTTGCAGTCGCAGGCCAGCAGCGTAGGCTCGGCGTTCCGCAGTTCTTTCCTTGCCGGCGTGGATGGAGGAAACACCTTTTCCTCCTCCCTGCGATCGGGTGTTGGCGGGGCTTTCTCCTATGTAACGGGGCAAGCCAACGCCTTTAGAGAAAATGTTGTGTCGGGTGCGCAGAACATCGCAAACGGTTTTGCGCACCCGATTTCTACAATCCGAAACGGGCTGGGCAACGCGATCCAGTCCGCAAAGGACAGGTTCACCGACTACACCAGAAACGCAGAACGAGCCGCCACCGCAACAGACGATATGGGCGGTTCTGCCGGCGGCGCCAGACAGGACGTTTCCAATCTCGGCGAGGCCGCCGAAGAATCCGGCGGCAAGTTTGAGAAGCTCGGCGGCGTTCTGAAAGGCGCTGGGGCGGCTATCGCGGGCGTCTCC